TTATTAAATATATATTATTACACAATATATAACTAAAACTCATTTTGCTAAAGTTTTTTCAAAATATAATGAACAAAAAAGTGGTTTCAACATAAAAGAAACTTTTTATACTATATTATTAGAAGATGATAAAGATAAATTTTATTCAGAAATAATTAATATAGATTTTAATAATATATATTTAATAAGAGATAAAATATATAGTAAAGAATTATATAGTAAATATTATTTTATAGACGAAGAAAATATTTACTTTAATCATCAAGGAGAACTAGAAAATTATAAAAGTTATTTTTTAGAAACTGTTCAAGTTGAATTTAATAATATTTATAATTATTTAAATTTTTTAGGACTTAACGATTTTAAAATAAAAGATAGAAAAATATCTAGTTATGAAACTGAAACGTTTAAAGATTTATTTGCAAATAAATTTGATAATACTTTTAATGGCTCTACTAATTATTTTCTAGTAAAAAATCATTATGAAAATCCAGAAGTTTTTAAAATAAAGCCAGATTATCATTTTAATTATAAAGATGATTTTTTTGCAATAAATGGGAACTTTTGTTACAAAATGCAAAAAGGTAATTTTAAAATAATAATAAAAGAAAATAATATTAGTTTATATAAAAAACAAAACAAAGCGTATCTTTTTTTAGAATCTATAATTTTAGATAAAACAATACAAGAATTTTATTTTTATCAATTAAGATTTCAACTAATAGATTATGAAATGCCTAAGTATTATGAGCTAGAGTTTGAAATAAAAGATAATTATATTTTCAAACAACAATTGATTAATAAAAACTTTGACTCTTTACATATTGATAAAGAAAATATTAATTATTTTCTAAGCAAAGAAAACGTTAATAAATTATTTAGTAGAAGTTTTAAAAACAATTCTATAATATTTTGGAATTTATTTGATTGGAAAAAAAATAAATATATTTATAATTCAATAAAAGAAACTTTAAAAGCAAATTATGTTTTTGATTTAACTAATATAAAAGATTATAAAATAATTGGTTATTTTATAGAAAAGAATAATAAGATATATACAAGAAGCGAATGTATAATTTATTATACTTTAATAAATAATTATTCATTTGAATTAATCAATAAAAATGGTTATATAAGTGAATTTTGGAAAAATAATCAAAATAAAAATATTTATTTTATAAAAGATAACAATCAATTAAATATAACTAATAATTTAAATTCTGCTGATTTTAAAATAAAAATACCAGAAATAAAAAAATATATAAATATAAATAATTCAATAAATAATATAGATGTGTTAATGAATGATGTTTTAGAATATGAATTAGATAATAAAGATAATTTATTAGCTACTACAAAATTCAAAGATAAACCATTATTTTGGAAAGTATATATAGATAGTTTATCTTATAGTATATATAATAGTGATGATGAATATATTAGCAATACATTTGAAGAAGATTATAATGATGGAAAAATAGTATATTTCAATAAAGAAAATAATAAAAAATATTATTATATAAAAGATGAAGCTCAAGAGAAAATCTATTTTGAACCGATTAAAGCTTTTCAAAACATAAAAGTATATTATAATATTAACAAACTAGGAGAAACTTCTTTTAACAAACATATATCTTTATTAAGTTTAAATTCTATAAATAAAATAAACGATAATAATTTTCAATGTAAATTATATATTTATAATAAAAAAAACGTAAAGACTGTAAGCTTAAATAAAAATAGTTTAAATAAACCTTTTGAATATAATGATTTTATAGAAAAAATAAAATTAGAAGTAGAAAATCCTGAAGATTTTTATTTAACCGAAGAATCTAATACAAGTATAGAATTTAATAATAAGATAATTTATTTTAAAAAAGATTATGATGATATATGTTATTTAAGTAAAGAAACACCATTTATACAATATGATAATGTAACAAATAATATTCAATTAAATAAAAAATATTATTATATAAACAATCAACTTGTTGAAGACAAAAATGGAAATATTTTTTTAGAAAATCTAAATGGTAATTATTTATTTATAGAAGAATTAAATAAAGATATTGAATTTAATAAGAAAATAATGAAAACTTTTAGTGCTTCTGGTCCAGATGAGTTTTATTTAAATAATTTTAAATCAATAGGAATAGAACATGAATTCTTAGATATTACTGATTCGCAAAAAATAGAAACTTTTATAGAAGAAATTGAATTTTAGGAGGAATTTTGGAAGATTTAAAAAAATTAAAAGCTCTAGTTGAAAATCCTTATTTTGGAGCATTTAAATGGAATAGCTCAATAGAGCAACTAGAATCTATTACTAATTTATTTACTAAAATAAATAAAAGATTTGCTGGAATTTATAATTTTAATAAAACATATAATATAGGAGAATATGTTTTTATAGGAAATGATTTATATGAATTATCAAAAAATTCAAATTATCATTTTAATACTTTAACAGAAGCTAAAGAAAAAGAAAAAAACATAAAAATAATAAACGTAATAAATAAAAAATTAACTAGATTAAATGGTTCTAAATTAAAAACTACTTATGATTTTGATTTTTGTAGAACTAATCATCTTATAAATGAAACTGTATGTGTAAAAGATAATAATTCTTATATATATAATTCATTTAAAGATTTAATAATTCCTCTTAACGTTTCAATTCAAGAAAATATAAAATCAGCTTGTTTAGATGAAGTTTCTATTTATTTAGGTTTAGATAGAAAAATTATAGAGAAATCTAAAACTCTAGACAACATAAATCATGATGAAATATTTTCAACAACTTTATTAATTAAAGATATTAGTTGTAATGAAGAATTTATATTTGCATTATTGTCAGACAATAGAGTTGCTAAAATAAGTAGAAAAGATAAAACTTTTAGTTATTTAGAAACAAATAAATTTTTTAATAATAATGCAAAAATAACAATTGTTGGAAATAATAATCTATTTATAATAGATAACTCTATTTTATATTGTTATGATATAAGTAATAATATAACTTTAAAAAGTGAAATAGAACATAATATTACTAACAATATATTACAATTAGAAAAAAATGGAAATGAATTATTTATATTAGATGATTCTAATAAAACTACTTATTGTAAAAATACTTTATTTCCATTAATAAAATGTGAAATAAGAAATCTATTAGATAACAATAAATTGGTTTTAGAAAATATAAATTGTTATATAAATCCTGAAGAAAATTTAATAGATAATGAACTATTTTATTTAAAAAACAAAGAGATTTTAGTTGTTAAGAAAAACAAAGGTATAGAAATAAATAAAAATAAATTAGTTTATAAAATAGAAAACAATTTTTTAAATAAAACTATTTATATTAAATCAGAAGGTATAAATGAAAGCTATACTTTCAATACAAACAACAAAACTTTTACTTTAGAAATTCAAGAAAATGGAAAAAAAGATATTTTTATAGATTTGTATGATTCTTTTGCGGAAGCTAGAATAATAATAAATAGCATAGAAACAATAAAAAAAATATTTTTATTACCAAGTTTATCTGAAAGAGGAGTAGAATTAAAATCAAAAGCTACAGATTTATTTTTATTGAAGAAAATAGTTATATTTGATGAAATATTAGATAAATCTAGAAAAGATAGAATTTTAGATAATTTATTATATCTTCCAAAGATAGAAAATAAAACTAAAAATTTACCTTATTCTATTGTAACAAATGATATTAATGGTTCTCCTATTTTGAAACTTTCTAATAATACTTTAGTAATAAATGATAAAGGTTTAAAGGTTAATTCTAGTGAAGATTTAGTAATGCCTATTAATATAAATGATGATGAAAAGCTATTGTCTATTAAAGGAGCTAAATTATTGTTAACTAATTTTACTTCTATAGTAACTAATTTTAATAATGATAAAGCTAATAAAATACATAGACATAATTTTTCAGATTTAGATAATGTTCCTTATGCTAATTCTGATAATCAAGGTTTAGTTATTTTATCTAATGATATAAATGAAAATGCTTCTAACAAAGCAGCTACTCCTTTTTTTGTGAACAGTATAAATAGAAAAATAAACACTAGGATAAATGAAATTGAAAATATCAGCATTAAAAATAATACTGATAAAATAGGAAATATAATAAATACTATAATACCAAAGATAAATGAAAATATACAAAAAGTAAATGAAAATTTAATAAAAAGCGTAAGAGAACTTAACAATACAATTTCAGCACCAACAAGCTATTTAGATAAAAGAGTTGGTGGTGTAGTTAATGCCGATGTTACTATTAGAAATATTAATTTCGGAAACAATATTATGAGATTTAATAAAGATAGTAATTCTCATACTTTTATGTTTTTTAATAGAGGCTTCATTAATCATGGACCTGGAGGTCAAGGAATAGAAACTTTTAAATTTGCTCCATCAACTTATTCAAATCAAACAACTGGTGGAATAGAAATTGGTTATGCAAATGGAACAAATTTCAATAGAACAAGTTATATTAGTTCTTCAGGATATGCAGTTTTTACAGGAGCAAATATAACTGGAGATATGATTGTTGGAAGAAATATTACTCTTTATGGAGATTTAGTTGTAACTTCAGATAGAAGATTAAAAAGTGATATTAAAAAAGTTGAAAATGGAATTGATAAAATAAAAAATCTTAGTGGATATACTTTTAAGAAAATAGATACTGGATTATATAGTGCAGGAGTAATAGCTCAAGAAGTACAAAAAGTAATGCCTGAATTAATAATAGAAGAAGATAATAAATTAAAAGTAAATTATAACGGTATTCATTCTTTAGAAATAGAAGCTATAAAAGAATTAAGCAAACAAATTGAGGAATTAAAAGAAGAAATAAATAGTTTAAAAAGGAGATAAAATATGAAAGTAAAAGTAATAGAAAAGTCTAATAAATATTTTGCTATTTTTTCTTGTCCTAGTTCTAATATCCCAGATAAAATAATAATAAAAAAATCATGGGATTCTTCTTTTTCTAAAGAAGTAATTCTTAACTATAATATTTTTGATGAAGAAATAAATATACTTGAAAAGGATATTGATTTATTAAATTTTGAATTTGAATTAGATAAATTAAATAATTTTTATGAATATTATAAACTAGAAATTATTAACGAAGAAAAAGTTTTTCCTTTATATATAGATTTTAATTTATTTTATAATATAAAACAAACTGAACAAATATATTTCTACGAATATGAAAAAGAAATAGAAATAAATTCTTCAAATAAATATATATTTTATATACTTGGAAATTATGGAGATAAACATCTAATTAATATTATACAAAAAATAGGTAAAAAATTGATGTTTAGAATACCAGAAAAAGATAAATTAAAGAGTGAAATATATTATATAGTAATAGAAAAAAATGGGGAAAAATTAATTAAAGATACTTTTGGGTTATATCTGGATAGCAATCCTATAAAGTTTTTAGTAAATTTAGAAGACTTTGGTTCTTATTATAAATGTTCTATTAACACAAAGCATAAATATGGTTTTATAAAAAATATAGATATACAATATGATAATAAAATTATTAATATGCAAAATAATTATGGAACTTATTTATTTATACCTAAAACTGATTTTTCAAAACCAATAGAAATAAAAATAAAAGCAACTATAAGAGAAAATTATATAGATGCTGAAGATGAAATAAAAGAATTTTTAATAATTAAAAATTTAAGTAGAAATAAACAAATAAGTATAGACAATTTTCAAAGCAATTATAATTTTGATATAGATACTTATCAATTGAATTGGAATTCGAATATACTAGAGGAAACAAGTTATAAATTGGTCATAGACAATAAACACGAAATATATTGTGAAAACAATTCAATAATGTTAAACAACTTTTCTTTCTATAATAATAATTTAAGAAATATAAAAATAGATATATATTCTGGTTTTAACAATGTCTTTTATTTAATTAAAACTTTTTTTATAGATAATCCATATTTTTTAAATAAAAGTAATAATTTCACTCCAGAAGTAGATTATAGTGATTATATTAATACAAAAGAACAAGAAGGTTTAATAAGTTGGTCAACTCCTAATTTTACATATTACAGTTTAGTAAAAATAAAAGTAAGTTTCTATAATAATTTTTTAGATGAGAACTTAAAGCCTTGGCTTTCTTTGGAGCAATTAGCTTTAGAAAAAACTTGTTTAGAATTTGAAAAAATTTATCCAGATGCAGAACGAGAATATTATTATGATTTTGAAAATAATATATATACTTTAAAAGGAAAATATAAAAATGGTTCTATAAATTATAATAATAATATAGATTATGTTTTTTTAGGACAAACAAATAATATAAAATTACCTAAATGGTTTATAGATAAAAATGCAAAAATAACTTTTGAAGTAAAAATATTAGATTATTGGAAAAAAGAATGTGGATATAAAAAAATAGAGTTTGGTATTCCTACTAAATCTAATAAATTATTAGATGAAGATTTTAGAATAATAAGAAATCAGTTTTTACAATTTGGAGAAAAAGGTACTATAGGATATTTTAATAGTTTAAATAATATAGGTCCTTTAGAATGTGAAAAATTTTATTCTGAAAACAATAAAACTTTTTTAGAAGAACCATTATTTTATTATATAAATACTGACTTTAATAATAATTCTTTATATTTTTACTTTAATAATAAATCTTCAAAAACAATAGATTTAAAATTTAAAAGAAGTTCTAATCATAAATTATTAAAAATAAAAATAACTAAAAATAATAATATAATATTAGAACACACTTTAAAGTTTTTAGGCAATAATTTCAATGATAATATTTATAAAATAAATAGAAATAAATTTAACGAAGAAGGAGAATATATTATGAGTTTAACTTCAGTTAATCCTTATAACTTAGATAGCGAAGAAAAAATAGTAAACTTCTTCGTATATAACGAAAAACCAAAATTACCATTATTTAGAATACCATTAGAACAACATAAAATTGAAAACGGTAAAATAATAATAAATAAAAAGCAATTTAGTATAGATATAATAAACAATTCTAAAAGTGAAAGATATGCTGGTTGGGATTTTAGAGAAGTTCATTTTTTCTTTAAAACAAATGATAGTCAATCTGTTTATAATAATTATCCAGATTATGTAATTCAAGCTTCAAAAGAATATGGAACTATCAGAATGACAAATATAACTCCTTTTGATGTTGGAAATTATAAATGTAAAATAATAGCATATGACTATGCTGGAAACTCATCAGATATAAATGAATTTGAATTTAATTTAATTCCAGAAATGATTGTTAGACCAGAAAAAGAACTGACTAATAATATATATGAAAAATTTAGATGGGATATTAGAAAGTCAGAAAATTCAGATGGATATTTTTATTCACTTGGTTATAGTCAAGATGGCGTTCAAGAATACGAATTACAATCGTTTGCAAAAGTAAATGATAGCTATTATTTAAATAATCCATTAGATAAAGAATGGACTACTTTAAAATTAGATTGGTTAAAAGATGGAAATAAAGTAAAACTAGGTTATTATAAATTATTTGTAAATGAATGGAATTATAGAAATGAAAATGGTGTTTTAAAAGAAGATGGAACTAGATTATTATTTGAAAGCATGCCTGTAATAGTAAATAAAATAGGTAATCCTTCCAATCCTATATATAGTAAACAAATAGATAAAAAAGTAGCTGTTTTTAATATAAGAAAATCAAATGAATATTCTTATACTAATGATTTGGATAATTTAATTTTTAATACTATACACGATGAACCTATTATAGATGAAAATCCTCAAGGAAAAAGCGAAGAAGATATAAAAGGTAAACTTTATAAAATAACATTAATACCTCCTAGTAAGAATAAAACATATTCTTGTAGATTGCCAATTCCTACTCAATTAGGTAATTATTCTTTTGACAAAATAGCTACTAAATGTAATATTACAGAGCAAGAAGAAGGAGTATGGGAATTAAGATTTATTACAAGAGACGCTGCTGGTAATATTAATGAATCTAATGGATATTATAGTTATAAAATAATATTAGTTAAAAAAGAACCTAAAATAATAAGTGTAACTCCAAATACTAATAATGCTTCTGAATATTTTTCAATAAATTCAAATAATGTTAGTTTTAATATAGATACTTTTAATTATAATGACATAGTAGATATAAATAAAAATATAGATTATTTTAAAGTGAATAATTTTAAAATTAATTTTTTAAGTACTCCTTCTAGTATTCAATATAGTGTTAATAAAATATCAGATGAACAAAATAATGTTAAAGTAATAGATAGTATTACTAATGATAATAAAACTAAACATGACATAGATGGAAGATATTTAGTTAGTTTTATAGCTATAGATATATTAGGTAGAGAAAGTTATCCTATAGAAAAAACATTTTATATAGATACTAAATTAGAATATGAAATTGTTTTTCTTAATAATGATAGATTTTATAAGAAAAATATAGAATTATTTGCTTCTTGTAGTAACAATATAAAGAAAATATATTATAAATTTATAGAAAAACCAAGTGATGTTGAAAATGATTTGAGTAATAATACAAATTATAAAAAAGCAATTGCTGAAACTATAATTTTTAATAATCAAAATCTATATGGCTTTAAAACAGAAATTAATATATTTGAAAGTACAGGTTATAAATATTTAGCTTATTGGGTACAAGAAGAAAGTTCAAATATAAGTCAAGTTCAATTTTATAAATTCTTAATTAATGATTCTAATAAACTTATTCCTATTTTTGATTATGATAATAAAGTTTATTATTCTTTAAATGATAAAATAGTTAATATTACTTGGAACAGTACAAACGAGGAAGTTAAAACTTTTGAAATTAAACTTGATAAAGTCCAAAAGAATAACTTAGGAGAATATGAAATTGTTGAAAGTTATATGTCTATAGCTAATACTAATAATTTTACAAGTGTTGGTTCTGGTAATAATACTTTTGTAAACATAAAAGAAAAAAAATACTTTAATTTAGAATTTAATGATACTACTATTGTAAGAAGCGGTGTATATAAATTAACAGTTAAAGGACATAATATTTACAATACAATAGAAGAAAACTATTTTATCTTTCAAATAGATTATAATAAAACTATAGATTTAAGTAATGAAATTATAAATAATAAAATTTCTCTTCAAAGTAATAAATTATCTTGGAATTATATAGATGATGCTGCTAGTTACCAAGTGAGTTACGATTCTAAAAATTGGAGAGACACTGTTTTGAATTATTTTATAATAGATGAAAATAAGCTTATAAAAGATAAGTTTAATAGAACATTTATTTATTTAAGATATATTAATAGAATTGGCATTATTCAAGATTATGTAAAAATAGAAATTTTTAACAATATAAAAAAAATAAAACCAGCTATTATAAAAACAGAAGATGATGTTTTAATAAATAATAATAAAGTTACTTTTACTGTAGAAGTTCCAGATGTAATAAATTCTAATTTTATTTATTATAGTTTTGATAAAGTAAATTGGAATGTAAAAGAAATTAATGGTTCTTTAAATTATATAGACTTAGATAAAACTTCTCCTATACCTGACGGTATTTATGATTTATTTGTTATTCTCACTGATTCTAATCCTATTAGCAATCCTAATTATTTAAAAAGTGAAATGGTACATAAATCAGTTAAATTATTTGCTAAAGAAATAGAAAAACCTAATTTTATAGATTTACAAAACGGAAGTTTAGTATTATATCCTAAAAATTTATATATAGAAAATAAACATAAAGATGTAGATTATTATATATATATAAATGGCAAAAAGGTAAATGAAGGTTTTGAATTAGTATCACAAACAATTAGAGAATTTAATATAGAAGTAAAAGCTAAGAAAATTGGAAGAAATGAATTAATTACTTTAATAAAGAACGGAGATTTTAAAGTAAATGTTTCTACTGGAGAAAACTATATTATTGAAATAGGAAACGAAAAAGTTGTTTGTAATATAAATAGTCTAGATAATACACTAGAAGTAATAAATTTAAATAACTTATCTAAAAATCAGGTTGTTATGTTTAAATACAAAAATGAAGAAAACTGGAAGATTTTAACAATTTCAACTAAACTAAAACTTGATGATGAATATGAATTTAAGATAATTAATTTCAAAGTAGATAATTTATATTAAGGCGTTTGAAATATAACGCCTTTTTTGAAAGGTGTTTAAATGAGTAATATAAAAAAGTATATGCAATTAAAAACACAAGAAGAAAAAAATGATATAGAAAGACAATTACTCAGCAAAACTCTTTCTATTGAAAAATTCTCTCTTGAGAATTTAATTGATTTAATAAGTGTGGCTAAAACAAATTTAAATAACGAAATAAAAGATTTTACTTCTATAAGTTTAGATAATTTTAATAATAATTTATACACAAGTGTTATTAAAGCTAAAAATAAAAAAATAGATAAATTAATATTAGATTATAATCAGGGCATATTTAATAATAAAATAAAATTTGAAAACAACAAAATAATATTTGATACTATAAGACAAATAAATAAAATAAAATTAGAAATTGATAATTTTACTTATGATATCCCTATTGATTTTATTATTAAGATTAATTGTTATGATGGAGAAAGTATTAGACAAAAGATAATACCATTTAACTATAACGGATTGTTCTCAGAATATTTCAATTTAAATGAAAGTAATATATCTAATTATGAAGTAAATAACAAGAATAATATATATTTTTATACTTGTCATTATAATAATCAAATTTTTAAATTAGGAAATGAAATACAATTAAAAGAAGAAGTAGATTATTATTTTGAAGATAACAAACTATATTTTAATAATGATTTACAATATAGAGAATTACTTATAAAATATATACCTTCTTATAAAAACTATGAATTAAATATAAATAAAAAAGTAAAATCAATAGAGCTTTTACCTATAAATGATAAAAAAAATATAAATTTTAATTTAATTAAAAGGTTGGTGATTTCTTAATGTATAAATCAGATATATTAAATTTGATAAATAATATAAATAAAAAACAAAAAGAAATTACTGAAGCTAAAATAATTTTTAACAATTTAAAAGTTGATAAAGAAAGTAAGATGAATAGAAATTATAATCGTTTTAAAGAAAGATTCGAGGCTCTTGATAACGAAGAAAAAAGAATTAAATCTTTATTTGATAATAAATTTTTTAAATTTATAAAAATATTTGATTTTTTAAATGAAAACGAAATTATAGAAAATAAAAATTTTCAAATTAATACTGAAATAGGCTGTCTTAATATGAATCCTAAAACAATAATTGGAGTTAATTATTCTGATAGAATAATAAGCCTAGATAAAAAAAGTATTTCTTATAAATTTAATTTAAAAAAAGTTATAAATTCTATGTCTTATTCTTTTTATTCAAAAGAAACAAAGTTACCTTTAGTTCCAAATAAAATTATATTTAAGTATGATAATCACATAGATAACTTCACTGAAAGTTATTTTAGATATTTTAATAATAATAATACAACAGATTTTATATCAAAATTTATATTTGAACCTAAACAAGTTAAAGAAATAATATTTTATTTTGACGAAGATGTAGAAATTAATAATTCTTTTGTTAAATTTGATTCTATTCAATATCAAAAAGATAATCAAGCAACTTTTCTAATAGAAAACGATTATAAGTTAAGTATCTTTAATATATTTAAAAAATCAAATGAATTATTTAAAGAGTTTGTTTTTAGTTATAGTGAAGATAATAATAAATTTGAAAATATAGATTTTATAAATAACGAAGGAATTATAAAACTAAAAGATAAAAATAATTTTATATTAAAAATAGAAACAAATGATAAAAAAATAAAACAACAAGAAAAAACAGAAATAAAAAATTCTACAATTGATTTTAAAAGTTTAGAAAAAGAACATGGAGTTTATAAAATACCAAGTAATGATATATCGCTAGAGTCTATAAAAATAACATTTCCAATAAGTTCCTCTAATCTAATTAAAGAAAAGTTTTCTCAATTAAGTATTTCTGAAAATGAACACTTCTCCGCCGGCGGAGGAATTTTAACTTTAAATCAAAATCATATAAAAAATATTTCAGAAATAGATAAAGAAAAACTAGAAAATTTAAAATTATATGATGATGAGATTATATTAAAAACAAATTCAGAAGCGTTGAATTTTTATTTTGATAAAGAAAATAATTTAATATATACAAGTAGTTTTTTATCAAAATATAATTTTTATTTAACTTATCAATATAAAGAAAAAGAAGAACAAATAAGTGATGAATACTATACTCCAATGTTATTTGAATTTTCTTTAAAGGGGTGATTATAATTAATATTTATAAAAATTTTATTGAACAATTCGATAAAAATATATATGAAAACGAAAGCATAGATAACGAAGAGTTGTTTGGATTAAAGATGTTTTTACAAAAAGAATATTTTAATAATAATTTAAAAATAAATAAAAAGATATTTGAGCAAATAAGAGAAGAGTTAAAAAAAATATTATTCAAATATAATTTTATTTTAAATAACTATATTTCTTTAAATAATAAATTGAAAAAAGAAATAGAATTACTTGAAAATGAATATTTTAAATTAAATAAAACTAGTATTTTAGGCGAACAATTTTTTAGCATGAATAGTTTAAAAGAATTTTATAATAATGTAATTAATTATCAAACAGTATATAATCAAAATTTAAAAATTTTAGACAATTCAATTATAAAAAGCAATGAAGAATTAACTGAAATACCTTTTAATATTAGAGAAGAAAAAGGAAGTATTTTTATATATTTCAATGATGGTCAGCACAACATACAAAATATTTTTTTAGAGTTTTTTAATGAATTTGATATAAGTATATTTGGAATAAAATATGATGATTCTATGGTTAATATAGTTTCAAATATTAATAATTCTCAAAAACTATTTATAAATACAATAAAAGAAGATTTTAAAGGAATATTTATAACTTGTTTTAAAAATATAAATGGATATTTAAAAGATTGTAAAATATTTGATTATAAAAAAAATAATAATATTAAAAATGGTGTTGTTATATATAGAATCAAACCGGAAAATATAAAAAAAATATTTTATTTCAGTAATAGTGAAACAGAATTATATAAATTAAATCCAAAAGAATATAATGAATTTTTAAAATTAGTAAATAAAGAAATAACACAATGGAATAAAATTTTAAATATAAAAAATAAAATAGTTAAAAATAAAGAATATATTTATGAAAAAGAAGAACTTTTTATAGTAGAAGTTTTTAATAAAAATGTAAATTATTCTGATAAAATAGCTATATTTGGAAGTGATAAAGCTTGAAAATTAATTTTGCAGAATTAAGAAAACAAAACTTAGATAACGAAACATTTATTAATATTTTAGAAGCTATTTATTATGAAATAATAAATAATGATTTAACAAAAGTAAGATTGAATGAATTAAGTTCTGTTGAAATTATAAACATAGATGAGTTTAGTTTTGAATTATCAAATGCACCATCAAGCATTAACGATATATTAATAATAAGTAGAAAAGAACAATTTATAATTACTCCTGATAGTATATATGAAATAAAAGATAAAAAAGTTTTTATAAAAGATAACAGATTAAAAAATAAAGATGAAATATTTGTTACTTATAAATATTAGAAAGGATATATAATGGAAGAAATCAAAAAACAAATTATAGAAGAAATTAAAAATTTTTTTGTTTCTCAGTATGAAATATTTTCAGAAAAATGTATATCTGAAACTAATAATAAGATAGAACATTTAAATAATATAATAAAATCAAATATAAATAACGAAACAAAAAAAGAATCATTAAAAATAATTCAAGAATCTCTTAATAATAATTACAATACTTTTATTACAAATATTAATAATTATAAGCAAGATATGTTATCTGAAGTTACTTCTAAAGTAAATGATATAAAAAATAGATTAGATATTTATTTAAATGATAATAAGTTTAGTTTAAAATTGAAATTAGAATCTAGTATTGAACAAATAAATAAAATAGAAAGTTCTATAACTGATGAATTGAATAATTTATTAGAATTTGCAATAAACAGTATAAATAGTGCTGAAAAAACTAGTTTATTTAATTTAAATAAATTTAAAGAAAATTTAGAAAATGAATTTATAAGTACTAAAAATAAAACTCTTGTTGATTTAAGAGCTGAAACTAATAAAGTTATAGAACAAATTAATAATGAAAAAGGAAATTCTATAAAAGATTTTAGATTGTTTCTTGAAACAAGTAAAGAACAATTAACTGAAACAAGTGATACTATAATTAATTCTTTTAAGACTTTTATTGAAAAAACAAAAGTTAATATAACTGAATATAAAAAAACAATGGAATCAAAATTAGAAGAAAAGAAAAATTTATTATTAAATTCACTTGAATTCGATAAAAAAGCATTATTTGACGAAATTAAAAAAAGAAAAGATAATATTTTATCTGAAATTCAACAAAAAAGAGAAGATGAAACAATAAAAATAAATAATAAAATAAATTCTCTTTTTACTGAATTAACAAATGCAATAACTGGTTACGATATTGAATTTGAACAATTCAAAACAAATAAAATAAATGAATATAAACAATATTGTGAAATAGTTTTTACAGAATATAAAAAAGCTATGAAAAAAGTTAAAGATAAAATTTATTCTGAATTTAATGCTGATTTTTCTGATAAAAAAGCTAATTTACAAAATCAATTTTCTAGTCATATAACAGATATGTTAAATAGCTTTACTAATCATATAGATGGATTGGAACAAAAAAAGCAATCTATATTAACATATATAGGTAATACAGAAAATGATGGTTTATGGAAACAAATAAAAGATAACATTAATGAACATAATGATTCGAAATTACAAGAAATAACAAATCTTTCAAGAGATAAAAAGAATGAAATAGAAGCTCTTACTGTTGTAAAAAAAGGTGAAATAGAAACTTTAAGAGAAGATGTTAAGTCTAATATAGGTCTTACAGATAATGCTCTATATAAAGGCAATAATAGTGTTAGAAAAGATGCTATTGATAGTATAAATAATATTAAAAATAATGTTCTTAATACTATAGAAGATAAAAGAAGCGAATCTATACAAAGTGTAGAAAATAAAAAAAATGAAATAGTTGCTGGAATACTTAGCCAAGCTTCTACTGAAGTAAATAATTATATTAAAACAATAGCACCTCAAACTTTTTATCAAGTTCTTCCTGAAGGCACTACTTTTTTGACATTACCTGAAACTTGGAAGTCTAGAGGCGAAATGACTGTTTATCTAGATGGTAGAGCATTAACTAAAAATGTTCATTATGATTATGATTTTAATACAAGAAGAATAGCTCTTTATGTCGCAACAAGAAATTATGAAGCTGAAGTTTATGTCGTTGAACAATTACCGGTTTTAGAAAATGAAAAATTACAAGTAATTCATGATGGACCTCGTGGACCAGCAGGACCTCAAGGACCAAGAGGCGAGGTTGGACCAAAAGGAGATAAAGGTAAAAACTCGGCAATAGTATCTGAAACGGAACCAAATAAAGACGATTATGATGTTTGGATTCAACCAAGTGAAACTGGAGTTGGCATAGAACAATATGTAGAAGACAAGATTACTCAAAGAATACAAGAAACTAATAAAATAATACATGGTGATGGACCTCCAGGCACATTTTCATTTATTGAATTGAATACTATTTATATAGATAGATTAAAAACTAATGGAGTTCATATGTGGATTAAGTCTGGTGTATCTAATCGTGATTGGAAAGTTTTAAAATGTGACACTGGTTTAATTGAATTTAATTCAAAGATATTAGAAGGAAAAGTAAGAATAAGAAGAATAGATAATTGGGTAATGATAACTTTTGGTGGATTACAATGGGATTTATTTAATATTAAAAGGAAAAGTGATATACCTAATAATTTATTAAGAAAAAATACATTTGGAACTGGAACTATACAATTACAATTAACAAATAAAGCAGATTTTAATAAATTTACACTACCTGAAGGTTTAAGACCTATTAGTTCTGTTTATGCTCCACTTTTTCATGATTCTGGTATGCAATTAGGTTCTATTTTAGTAGCTAACGCTAATGATGCTAATCAAATAAGATTTAATATAGCTGTTTCTGAATATGCAAATGAAGGATATACTCAGTTAAGAAGTCCTATGATTATTTATTATACTTCAGATGATTATCCAAGTAATTTACAAAATTTAATATCAAGGTTGGTGCAATAATAATATATGTCTAAAAATTATATACTAAACATTAAAGATACTAATGGAAATTGGGTTCCACTACAAACATTGGTGGGACCTAAAGGAGAAACTCCTAGTGATGAAAAATTAAAACAATTAATGCAACAATATTGGGATGAACATTTAGTTTATTTAACTATAGATGAATACAATAGATTAGCTACTAAAGATCCAAGTAAGTTCTATTGCATAGTAAGTAGGTAGTGTATGATTAATTTAAAAAAAGATAAAAAGATATTAGGATGCTTTTTTAACGGAGAAAGAGTTGTTGATATACTTAATCATAAAGGCGAAAGTATTTTAGGTTTTTCTGAAACTTTAAATTATTATCAAAATCTTCAGTATCCAAAAGATAGTGAAGAAATGAATGCTCTTAGTGAAGAGTATAAAAAAAATGGATTTATATATAATAGTTATGGGTATCATTTTGATTTAAAATCTAAATATCCTCTTGATTTAGAATATATGATTGAACAAGATAATCTTGGTATTTTTGATAAAACATCTCCTAAATTTAATATTAAATTATATATTTTTTTATTTCAAAGATATTTTTTAGATGAAGTTTTAATAGATGCTTTAAATATAGACCATTATGATAAAGAAAATAATATATGGTATCAAAAAGAGTTTACAAAAGAAGAAATTAAAGCTTTACTTAAAATAAATTTTGATTTTGATTTCGAAAAAGTAAAGACAACAATGAAAAGCTTTTTTTATAAAAATTTCTATCTACCAAGAACAATAATTTTTTTAAAAAATGTACATACTCAAATAACAGAAAATAGTAGAATAAAAGAATTAATGTATGATTTTTTTAAAAATCCTGATTTTTACATAGAAAAATTTGAAAATGTAAAAGATGATGGGCAAGAAGAAATAACTTTTAATATATTATTTTATAAAACGTTTAATCTTCTATATCATAGAAATACAAGTGAAGATATTTTTGTAATAAAAACAGATGATGAATTCAGTTCTTATTATAACCAAAAAATATACATAGCTAATAAAACATCTTCTGAAGTAATATTAGAAATTTGTTATTTAAGTGAAAGAGTTGAATTTAAAAAAGAATTTACTGTACCAGCAAATTCAAATGATTATATTATAGATATACAAACTACTAATTTTAAAGATTTATATTATATAAGAAGAAAAGATGGTAAATTACTTAATAATAAATATCATACAAATGGGTGGGTTAAATTATTTTGAATACTTATATATTAGATAAAAACAAACTCAAAGAAAATAAAATATTCTATCTTAATGTAAAATATAATGTTGAGTTAACTAACGAAGATATAAAATCAGATTATCCAAATGGAATAGTATATATAAGTAATATGCCTATTACATTTGAATGGTATTATGATGAAAGAAAAAATAAAATAATAGAAAAAAGTGATTATATTAAATATACTTTAGGAGAATATCAATTAAAAGATGGTGAATATATAAATCCAGGTGAAGAAGAAATAAAAAAAATAAATAAGCCTGATTATATAAAGCCATATAAATGGATTAAAACAAAAAAAGAATGGATAATTGATGAAGAAGAAATAAAAAGAAGAAAAGAGCTTCAAACACAAGAAGCTATTAGAGATTATTTTCCAATTATAGATAATCTTAAAGCTGAAATATTATCAGAAGGTTTCGATTATAAAGGACATAAACAAAAATGTCGTGAAAAAGATTTAATATTTATGGCTAATGCAATATTAGGATTGCAAGGATATAAAAGATTATATGGTAAAGAATTAAAAACAATTTGGATGTTTAATGATGTAGATGGTATAGAAGCTAATGAAAGAGATTTAATAGAGTTGCATTTAGCTGGTACTGTTTTTGTTGAGAAAGTTTATATGGCTGAAAAAATATTTAAAGTAACAGAACCTTTTCTAATTACAAAAGCTGATTTTATAGCCAAAGTAAACGAACAAGGATTAATAGAAAACGCAACTAAACAAATTCAAAATATTCAAATGCAGTCTCTTGTAAATAAAAAGAAAAAGGATATGATGTAATATGATAAAAAGAGATATCCAAGACTTAAGTAGTTTTATTAGAATTAATAACTTTTTAGATTTAAGCAATGAAAGTCTCGGACTTAAATCTGGAGATAATGTTTTTGTTTTAAGTAATTTAACATTTTATGAAGTACTAAGCTTTAACACTTTACTTGGACGTGATGAAATTAAAATTACAGAAAATTTAAAAGTAAAAAAAATAATTACTATAGGAGATAGTATTGGATTAGAAAGGACTATAAATGAACTTACTAATAAAATAAATGATGGTTTAGCTGAAAAAGAAAATAAAATAATAAAAAACAATGGTTTTAATTTAACAAAAACAAGTGAAATTAATAACCAAAGTGAAGATTTATTATTAACAGCTAAAGCTGGTTCTATATTAAAACAAAAAATAGAAGATGTTGATACTAGAGTTTCTAATATACAATTAACTTGGGAAAGAATAAGTGATAAGCCTATTGCTCTTAATGTTGATAGAACAGATAACGATGTTAACATTCCAACTGAAGGTGCTGTTTTTAGATTTGTTAATAATAGAATAATTGACTTGTTAAATAGTATTAATCCTAGATTAAGCTATGTAGATAGTAAAATAATGTATTTAGAAAATAAACCTTTTACTTATGATGCTTTATTAAATAAACCTGTAATATCAGATTCTATAAATTCTAATTTAAGTAATCAAATAGCTTCAAGTAAAGCTGTTAAAGATTCTAACGATTTTACAAAAAATAATTATTTATCTGTTAAAGAATTAAATTTTAATGAAATAGATGAAGATTATATAGGTTTTAATAAAGTTAGAAATTTAAAATTTCCCAATGTTATTTTAGATGAAGCTGTAGTTTTAAAAGTTAATGGTGATATAAATATTTTACCTAATCAAAATGGAAAGCATAATTATTTAGCTTTAGCTTATGGTAGTTTATTTTATAAAGGAGGAACAAGTTCTACAAGTCAATGGAAAGAAATTTTAACATCAGTAAAAGTTGGTAATATAAACTTTTTTAACAATACAAATATTACTTTAGGTGGGGATTTCGTAGCACAAAGTGTTTTAAGTTTAAATAATGTTACAGCTTTTAGTGATAAAAAAATAAAAACAAATATCAAAGAAATAGGTTCCGTTTTAAATAAATTAGATAAGATAAATACTTATTCTTATGAAAAATTTGGAAACAAAGAAATAGGAGTGTTAGCTCAAGAAATAAAAGAACAATTTACTGACTTGGTAAAAGAAACAATTTATGAAAAAGAAAAATTATTAACTGTTGATTATTTTGGATTAACTAGTATTTTATTAAAAGCTATAAAAGAATTAAAAGAAAGGATTGATAAAATTGAAAGGAATGGATAGTATATTTAATGATAAAGCAACTCTTATAAATAATAATTCATTATTTGTTCCTAAAACCGAAACAGTTTTAAAAAGAGATTTGAAAGAACTTGCTTTTATTTCGACTAATGATTTTATAGAAAATTCTGAAAAATATCTAAAATTACTAGAAAATAAAAATGTTAGTTTAATAGAAGAAAAACCAATAAGTCCTAATATTATAATACCTGATACTTATTTTACAGAACTTTTCGTAAATCATTTTAACAATAATTATTTTTCTTTAAATCAATATAAAAATTATTCTAAATATGGAAAAAATTGTTCAAATTATATGTTTACAGATTTTATTAGATACGACCAAAATAAAGAAAGTTTTAAAGAATTTTTATTTTTAGACCTTCTTCCTACTTTTAGATGTGTTAATTATCTACCATATTTTTATCAACAAACTAAAAAAGATGTTTTAGGAAGTGGATATTTTTTAGAAAATAAATTATTTTTTAAATTTAGTTTTAAACAAGAAGATAACTTAAATAGCGAAAGCACAAAAGAATTTCCTTTTTTTAATGGTTTACAACAACAAAATTTAACTAAAATATTCTCTAATATAAATATAAAATTATATTGTGGATTAGATGTTGATTTTTTAATAAAAGGTGTTTGGATATATTATCTTAACGGCAATAATTTAAATGAAAATTCTAAATTATTAAGATGGTATGAAAACGAAGCCGGATTATTATGTACTAAAAATAGAGAAATATTGATAAGCTTTGAACAAAATGATTTTATAGATTATAACTATTTAAAAGCATCAAATAGTATGATGATAATGTTTGATATAGATATGATTACTGATAGATTAGATGATTTTTTTAAAGAATATCATAAACAAGAACAAAATTATTTTTACTATAATATAAAATTTGAATTAACAAGCTCTTTTATAGATTTAGAAAAAATTTTAGTAAAATGTTTAGATTTTGGCACTAGTGATATAAAATTTTTGGAAAATGGCAAAATAAAGTTTTTAGATTTGCTTAAACGTTTAAAAGAAGATAAAGAAACTAAACCTATATTTAATTCTATGAATTTTAACTATCCTTTTTTATATACAATTATGATTTATCTTAGAGCTCTTCAAATTTTTAAGATACAATATTCTATTAATTAACGGTGATTTTATGAAATTTTTATTTGAAAAAGAAAAAGCAAAACAACAAATTTTTAAACCAATAAAAAATATTCCAGAAAATGAAGAATATGATAAAAATTTATTTATAGAATATTCTTTTACTGATATGAGAAATACTCCAGAGTTATATTATGATTTAGAAAAAGATATAATAAGAGAATTTATCGAAGATGATTATATAAGATTAGGTGTTTTTGATAAGTTTGGTTTATCTACTATTATAAACGGAGAAAAAGTAAATTATCCTAAAAGTTGCGAATTAATGATGTTTGATTTTGATAAGAAAAAATATATTTTTGATGAAGAATATTTTAAAAGAAACTTTGTTTTTTTTATAAATGAAAAAGCAAATGAATATCTTTTTAATACACTTTATGGAATTAAAGCTGAAAATAAAAAAGATATATTATTTTATGTTTATTTTTTTTTAAAAAAAGAACAATTTACAACTAGAATATTATTTTCTAATCAACCTTTTAAAGATTATAATAATAATTTTTTTGTTTTTTTTAATAGTAATTTTATATACTATGATGATAAAGAGTTAAGTCAATTATATACTTCTAGTGTTGAAGTAAAAAATGAAGAACAATTAATTAATTTTTGTAAAAAAATAAATGATTTATTTAAAAAACAAATTCAACATATTATAGACTTTTTTGAAAATCCAAGTTAAAAAGCAAGAAATTTAATCTTGCTTTTTTATTATTATTATTATATTTTTTATTGTTTCATATTTATATTCTTCAACTGTTACTGATTTAAATGTATTTTTATCAACTAATAATAATTGCATAACTTTTTCTTTTATTTCTACATTAGATGATATATTAAACAAGTCTTTTGAATCAAAGCGAGTTTTTTTAAAAAAAATATTCATATCTTTAGTTTTTGATAAAAATTTAATCATGTAAAATTACACCTACTACTGATTTCGTACTGAAAACCGTGAAATCAAAACATTCTCTTTTTTTTTCTTTGTTTAAGTATATTATTTTATTAACTTTAAATTCATAATTTTTATTCTCAGTTAAACTTATTTTAAAATATTCTTTATTTTCTTTAAAATGTATTTTAAAATATATATACAAAATTCTTTTTGCAAAATAATCTTTTCCTCCTAAAGAAGAGAATATGTTTAAAAATTTTATTTTCATTTTTTTATTTCCTTTTCTAACTTCTTTTTTAAAACTTCTGTACAATCATCATTGTTTTTAAAAGTTGTTCTATAATAAAAAGTTTTAATATTCTTTATATATTTTACTTCATAAATATCTATATGTGAAAAAAAATATATAGCAAAAAATGAAATTTCATTTTTATTATAAAATCTTTCGTGAATATTATTAGTGTTATATCCACCATAAATTTTATTAGAACTATAAAATTCATTTTTATTTTTTGAATTTTCATTTAAAAAATGTCTTATTACTCCACTTCTTAAGACTTGTTTTGCAAAGTCAAAAACTAAAAATTTAATTTTCATATACTTTCTCCGTTATTTTTATTTCTACTATATTTTTATAATTGTAAAAATACTCTATACAAATAGTTATACTTTCATTATTAATTTCTTTTATCGCAAAAATATTTTTCTTCACATAATTTTCAGTATCTTTTACAATAAAATTTCCTTCTATTTTACTGATTTCTCGTAAGAATTTACTAACCATAAAATCAATATTAAAATTAAAAATACTTTTATTTTTTTTCAAATTAAGAAATTTAACCATAAAACGCCTCTTTGTTAAATTTGTGTTTTGTTATTTCAAGAAAAGATATATTACGTAAATTATATTTTTGAATATAATAAAATATATCTTCATTTAATTCCATATCATACGTTTCTATTTCTATTCTATTATATTTTTTAAATGAAAAATCATTTAAACTTATTTTTTTATTACTATCAAAACTTATTTTTATATATTTTTCTATATCATAATTGTTATAATAAAAATTATTCGTTTCGTATAATTGTAAAAATTTAATCATTTAATTTCCTTTTTATTTTTCTTATGAATCTATAATAATCATTTTCAGATATGGTTTTTATAAATTTAATTATTAATACATTTTTAAAATTATTTATTTTATATATATTATAATAATAAGATACATTAAAACTTATAAAAGAACTACAATTATCTCTTATTTTATATGATGGATTTCTCTTTGTTTCAAAAACATTAAAAGTTAAATATTTTATAAAACTTGAGCCATAATCATTATAAGCTGATATTTCAAAAGTATTAATAAAATTATATGTATTAAAATTAATAAACTTTATCATATTTTTTCTCTCCATTTTTTAAAATAATCGTTGGTACAAAACGGCTTTTCTTTTAAAAAATATTCTTTTAAATTATATATATTTTTGTTTTTTTTAGAAACTAATGTAATAGTAAATAATTTGTCATTCAAAAAAGAAAATTTAATTACGCCTTTTATTTTATGAGAATTTCCTATATAATCACATACTGTTTCATGTTCCTCTAAATACTTATCTAAAAAGAATTCGCATATCGTTTTTTCCATATATTCATTTAAAATTATAAATTTATTTTTCATATTTTCCTTTATATGAAAAAAAAAGATGAGAACATCTCATCTGATTTTTTCGCCGGCGCATTTTTTATAAAACTTCTAATTCAGCACCTAATAATTTATAGTTATTATCAACTCCATTTTTAAATATTGTAAAACTATATATATCTCCTTCATTTGTTAAAACATATATTTTACCCATTTCAATTTCAACTTCTTTAAAAAGAGTTTTTAGTGTTTTCAACATTTCTTCTTTTGAAGCATAATTTCCTGAAGCCTTTTTAAGTTTTAATTTTGTTGAACTATCAAGCATTTCTCTCAAAGATTTTTGTTTTGTAAATTCTTCTGTTTTTTGTTTAGTTTCTTTTACAACTTCCTTTCCCAAATTAATTAATTCTTCAAACATTTTATTTATTTGTTCTGTCATTGTTTTTTCAGCTCCTTTAATTCTGTTTCTAATTTAGTTACTCTTTGTACTAAATTATTTATAATTGTTTCCATATTAGATATATTACTTCCTTCAAATCCAGACGCAATTATTTTACCAGTAAAACCTAAATTTCCATCTTCTTTAAATTCCAATAAAGAGTTACTAATTGGTTCTTTTATTTTCATATAAATACCTCACTTGAATTTTTTTTTAATATACATTATTATATATTATAAATTAAAAAAAGTAAAGAAAAATTTAAAAAAAGAGGTAATGAAAAATGTTTCAACAATATTTAACAAAGTTTACTGAATTATTGGCAAATTATAGTCCTGTGTCTTACGTTGTATTAGCTATTATATTAGTTTTTATCCTTAATATTTTAGTAAAGAAAATTCCAGCTCCAACTCAACTAACTAAACTTGTAGACCAAGCAGTAGTTGCAGCAGAATATAGTTTTAATTCAGGAGAAGGAAAACAAAAACTAGAATTTGCTAAGAAATGGATGAAAGATAATTTTTCTATTCTTCCATGGTATATTAGAATATTAGCTAATAGTTTCTTAGAAGAAAAAAGATTAATAGATTTAATAGAATCTAGTCTTAATAGATTATCTGTAGCTTTTGGTACTGGTAGAGTTATAGATTTAGTAGGTAATGAAGAAACTGTAAAAGCAAAAATAGAAGTAAAAAAAGAAGACTAGGTAAATCCTAGTCTTTTTTATTGCAGAAAAGAGGAGAGGAAAAGAGCGACGATAGGAGCGTTTAATCCCTATAAATATCCCATTCGTTTCCTCTTTTGAATAATACTTCTTTAACTTTTCCATTAAAATCATAAGTAGTTATTTTATTTAACTCACTATTTATAAATTCTTCTTTTGAAACAATTTTACCATTTTCATATTCTTCTTTAATTATTAAATAACCATATGTATAATAAGAACTTTCTTTTATAATTTCATTTTCATCAAACAAAGTTCTCCAACCTTGTAATTGTCCTCTATCATTATAATTAGCAGATTCTATTAAATTTTCATCTAAATCTTTTTTATAATATTTTCCTATTATATTATTATTTTCAAAACTATATTCTTCTATATAACTTTTTTCTTTATTTATTTTGCTACTTTTATCTTCTATTTTATTTCTGGAAATTACAGTTTTTTTTATATCAGAAGTTATTATTCTACTAAGAAACTCATTTTTTATATCTAAATCAAGTTTCGATTTTGCGTCTAAAAATAGAAATTTAGTTAATTCAAGTAAACTTATATTATATATACCATTAATATCTAAAATTTCTTCTGTTATTAAATATTCATTTTCTTCAATTACTTCAACTTCTGTTATTGTTTTTAATATAGCTTTACCTGTTGTTTTATTATTTGTAGTTTCTTTTAAATCTAGCTCTAATGTTTTATATATAACATTATTTTCTCCACTTTTTTGAGTGCTAAAAGTTATTTTTCCTGTTAAATAACCATTTTTATAAAAAGCTTTTGTTTCAAAATTTTCTTCTTGAATAGAACAAATAACTTTTTCATTTATTATTCCATTAATTGGTTTAGATTTATAAGTAACTTGATTTTTACCATATGTATTAAATTTTAATTTTTTTATATTATGATATACATCTTTTTTTAAATCAATATTTAAAAATAAATATATTACTCCTATTATAAGAAGAATATTACTTATTTTTTTAATCATGTCTATCTCTCCAATTATCTCTATCTCTACTTTCTCTTCTGTCGTAAACTACATTAAATACAAAAGGAACTCCTGTGCTTTGTCCAGAGCCATATTTAACCCAATCATAATTTTCTGTTACATTTACACGAGAAACACTACGAGCATAAAGATTCATTCTTTGACTGTATTGAAAAACATAAGTAAATGATTCATCTCTTGTTATAGTTACTTGAGGACAACTTATTGGAGTTAATAAATTATTATAACTTAACTTGTTTACATTAAATACTGTACCATAAGGAACTTTTATATTTAAAGTTATATTATTTATAGGATAATACCACGTTCTTTGATTTGAACCATCATTTGTTCTTTTATAATAAAGATGTTGCCCATCTCTATTTGGTTCAAAATGATTTATTTTACAAACTATAGTAACGTTAAATTCTTTTGGAGGAGGCGGAACTGGTGGAACAGGAGGTAACGTAACATTCGTATAACCTATTCTTTTATATATTCTATTATATACACTTACTGTTGTTCCTATAGAATAAACAAAAAATTGTCTTCTACATTCAAATGGTCCACTTTGCCAACTTCTAGATACTGGATAACCGTCTAACTCTTTAAAATCTTCTAATTTGCCAACTTTATCCATTACAGAATTATATAATAAATCTCCATAACCTGATTCGGGCAACCATGACTTATCATAATTCTTTCCAATTAAACTTTTCAAATTATAAGTTTGTCTAGATGCATAACTATATCCAAATAAAGTCCATTTCAGTCTTGGTTCATTTGTTAAATTTATTGTTTTATTAACTCCAAAATGAGCTAATAAATAATTACTATTAACACTAGTAATATCTCCTTTTATTTCAAAAGGTACTATCATTTTTGTTAGTTCACTTAACTTAACATAATCTTTATCAGGAGGCGGGTCTCTATATTGAACTTCTACTTTTTGAGTTTGTTCTACTACTTCGTTATATCCTCCGTCTCCTCCTCTTTTAAATATGTTAGTTATTGGTCTGAATATTCTTCTTATAGCTCTTCCTATTCTAAAGCCCATTTTTTCACCAATCCATTTTTTTAAAATATTATTTTATAGTTAATATTATAACATATTCATTAATTTTTTAAAGTATATTTGTTTTATATTCTCCGACAAATTCAATTATTTTTTTTAGTTCTTTTACTAAATTATAAAGTTCTTTTATATCTTTTTTGCCGTTTTCTTTAGCTCTTATTCTAGCTCCGACATATTTAGAATTACCATTTACTATTTTAGCTTCATAATTTTTAGATTTATATAGAAACCAATAATTACCTAGCTTTTCATAATTTTGATAATCTATTTTATTTAATGAACTAGAAAAGTTTTTTGTTTTTATTTCTGCTATTAATTCTCCATTTATATCATAATAATTTAAAGAACTATCTTGAAAATCATATTTGTTCAAATAATTATCTTGTAAGTAATAATTATTATTTTCAGGAACGAAGGTTAATATTTTAACCCTATTTGATAGTTTATCAAATTCTTCTAATAATAATTGTTTAATAACTAAATTCCTTTCAGAGTTTTCTATTAGTAAAGTGCATGGATATTTACAAATTTCTTTTAAATCATATAAATCTAAATTAGATTCATCGTCATATAATAAATCATAATTATAATTAATACATAAATCACTTATATATTTTAAATTATTAATATTCTTAACTAATAAATATTTTCTTTTTTTATTTGTATTTTCATTCCATCCACCTAAGATATTTTTTAATTGACTCATATACAAACTTAAAGTTTCTAAGCTCAAATTTTCATAATTTTCTAATACATAATAATCTATTTTTTTTATTTCATACTTATTATAATTATTAATTAACTGAGTTTCTAAATTATCTATATTAATATTAGAAATATCTATTTTTAATATATTCATCATAAACCACCTCATAATTTTTCTTAATGTAAAACTTTACAAATGAAAAATCTCTTTTTGTAAACCAGCTTTTAAAATATTCAAAATTTTTTGCAATATATTCAGCATAATAAAAACTTATTTTATTTTCTTCTTTTAATAAAAACAAAGCTCTGTCTATTATTTTATCTTTCAAAATTATCATCTAATCCTATTATTTTTAAAGCTGCTTTTATTTTATCTTCTGTTGTATAATCAGGACTTAAAATAACAAAAACTTTATCAAAATCAATATTATATAAATCTTGTTTATATGGATTAAACTCATCATAATAATTAAAATAAAATTCAAATCCATATTGTAATACTTCTTCATTTAAACTACTATCATAATTTAGAAAACATTTATATTTAGTCAAATATCCTGAAATAAACAAATAATAAACCCAACAACTTTCAAGAAGTTTATATTCTTTTTTATTAAACTCTATCATTTTATGACATTCTTCTTTACTTTCTTCTTGATAATAAACATCGTGGTGATGGTCAAAATTATACATTATACAAGGTTCACTTATATAATCTACAATTTCACCATGTTCTTTTAAGAAAATTATTTTATCTTTATTTTTTTTTATTAGTCTAGAAATAATATTAAATTTAATAGGACTGGTAATAGCAAATTCGCCACTATCATCAATATCTACTAAATTTTCTGTTAGAAAATCTAAATCTATACTTAAAATATTCAAAATTTCACCTTCTTTTATTTTCGTAGTAATATTATTAATAAAACATAATTTGGAGAACGATATGGAAAATTTACCAGAATGGGCAGATAAGCTTATTACAGTTGGAGTAGGAACTGCAATAATGTATGCTGTTGTAGAATTTGTTAAAAAACTATTAGGAAATATAAATAAAAAAGATGAAAGAATTAATGATATATTTACAGGACAATTACAAGTTTTAATGGAAAATTCTACAGACTATAAAAAAGAACTAACAGATTTAAAAAAACTAATACTTAATAATACTAATATGTCTACAAGTGATTTTCAAACATATTTAGCTACACTTAATAGAATGATTCATTATAGAATAATGTTTGAAGTTGGAGATATAATAGACAAGAACCATATAGGAACTAATACTCTTGAATTAACTTTAAAAAAAATAAAAAATATAATTGATAAAATATTTAGTACTTCTGTATATGATGTTATGTCTTTAAGTTATGATAAAGCTATATTAGATGAAGTAAAAGAAATGCTTAAAGATGAACAAATAGAAATTCAGACTAAATTAGAAGAATTATTTACAAGTTATGCTCAAAAGAAAGATGAATCTCAAACAGATGATGATTCTGAAATAGCTTTATTAACTAAAAAAAGCATAAAAGAATTATTATCATTTATGCTTAATGATTTAACTAGTAGAACTTATTCTATTTTAAATAAGTCTTAATTATATTATTAACTTCAGTTGAAATTTCTTCTGGAGTTTTTTTATTTATATCTATTACAAATAAATTTTTATCTTCTAATGTTTTTACTAAAGCATATTCTAATCCAAGATGTAAATCTTTTGGAACTGTTTTATCTTTATTTCTTTCTTTATATCTTTTTTCTCTTTCTAATTCACTTAATTTAAGATATATTCCTATACAATTAAAATCTTTTTTCTTATTTAATTTAATATAAGCGTCTATATCTATTACATATACATTTATTTTATTTTCATCAAATAAATCTTTAGAAGTCCAACTACAATAATTTAATTTTTCATTTCTGTATTCTACTAATATATCTCTTTCATTAAATTCTTCTCTAAAAGATTTCTTAACAAAAGTATGATGATTAATATCTTCTGAATCATTTTTTCTTATTTCTCTAGTAGTATATGATTTAACGAAATGATATTTATTATCTTTACATAATTCTTTAGCAAGAGTATCTTTCCCAACACCACTTTTACCTAATATACATATTACTTTGTACATTTTTATATAACACCTTTTTTCTTTAAAATTTTTAACAACCAATTCAATCCTTTCTGAGAAACAACTGTTTTAAGATTAATTTTTATTTTACCATTAGTTGTAAAACTAGTTTCTACTAATTTAAAATAACTTCTATCAACATAAGATTGATAAGGTCTATTTTCATCATCTAGTATACCTTCTTTTCTTAAAAATTCAAATAGTCTATTTCTTCCAAAAGGTGTTTTTAAAGTTTTGCAAACTTCACTCATATCTAACCAATCATCTGATTTAGTAACCGTATCATGAAATTCTACTTTAGGAGTATATTCTTGTATTTTAATATTTAAATTTTTTATTTCTTCTTCTTTTTGTTCTATCATTCTTTTTTGTATATCTAAAGCTCTCGATAAAACCATTTCTGGACTATTCCAAGCTTCTTCGCATTTAATAAAATATTGTCTAGCTTCTTTACCTTTTTCTGTATTAGAAACCATTGAAATTTCTTTTGCTGTTGTTATTGTCATAAAATGGTCAATAAATTCTATTTCGTTTCCCTGAGCTGTTACTCTTTTTTGAGTAATAGTTATAAAGTCTTTATTTTCAATGAAATTATATTTCTCTATAATTCTACTTATCCAATCATTATATCTAGTACCAACTTCTAAAAATTTATGTAAACCTCTACCACTAGTTAATTGTTGTCCATTTTTTATTTCTATTTTTATTAATTCATTGTTGTTTGTTTTTATTTCATTCATTTCAAATATCTCCTTATATTCAACATCTTTGAATTTATTAAAAGACTCTTCAAATTGTCTTTTAATTTCTTCATCAGATAATGTTTTTAAAAATTCTAAAGAGTCTTTTAATTTATTCATTTCTATCTCCTATTTTTTATCAGTGCTTCCAAAACCACCACGAGATGTTTTATTATATTCTTTATATTCTTCTAAAACTAATTCGTTTAATTCTACTTCTTCCATACAAGGAACTATTTCTATTTGACACAATGAAGTATGTTTAGGAATAGCTACTCTACTAGGAGAAAATCCTTGTAAGTTATAATTACCATTAGCAATATAAGCTTCTATATCTTGTTTTGTTAATGGTTTAAATACCGGTAACATATACATATCTTTTTCATGTGAATAAGTCGAATCAACTAATCCAATTGCATTTGTCTGGATTAAGCCCCATTTTTTAAAAGTAGAGCTTCTCATTCTTAAATCAGCTTTATAACCTTTAGGTAGTTGTATTGATACTCCTAATTTAATTAAAGCAAATTCTCCAGCTTCTATTACTATATCTTCCATGGTATATAAATCTATAGCTACTGAATTACCATATCCATTTTTAAATTCTAAATCTGGCATAGTAGGGTCATGTTTTAAATAATTAATTTTCTTCATTTGAAATCACGTCCTTTTATTCAAATATTTCTTCAGATTCTTCTAATTCTTCATTTTCTTTGTTTATTTTTTCTGCATTTACTTTTTCTTCTTCTAAATTAAATAATGCTTTTTTATAATCTTCTTCAGAGAAAAAGTCTTCTATTTTTCTATCAGCAAATACCATTTCTTTTCTATCTTTATCTGTAATTAATTCTGGATGACCTATAAATTCTAATTGTTGAATTTTAGTTTTTTTAATATTTACATTTTCTTGTTTTAACATCTTTTTAATATTTTCAAATTGAACTATGAATAATTCAGGAGGTAATGCTAATGAATAAAGAGTTAATTTAGTTTCAGTATATAAATCTAAATTTTCTGCAAATATTGATGGAATTTTAGCTTCTCCTTGTACTTTTTCTATAGGTTCTCCATCATTGCCTATTATTTGATACCAGCCACCAGTTTTAATAATTAAACCATAATGTACAGCATATTCGATAAATTCTTTCATTTTTTCTACTGCTACTTTTTTATTAACATCAGTATTAATATAAGTATGTGTTTCTTTATATGGTTCAGATATTTTAGATTTTTCATTAATTATTTTTACATATTGACTTATAATCTTACTATCTTGTAATTCAGTTTTAGTTGTCTCATTTTGTGAGCCAACTTTAGCTATACGAAAAACCGTAGCTGGATAATATCTCATTGCTTTTCCACCTGAACGTCCATGAGTTTTAGCTTGGAACATGCTCATTTCAATTCTTTCTTGCTGAATCATGATTACAGTAATACCATAATCACTTAAGTATTGATTCATTTTAGCTAAACCTCTCGATAAGATTCTTGCTTTGTCCATCATTACATTTTCTTCAAGGCTCTTACCTAATTCAGCATTAGTAGTCATAGAGTCTATTGAATCTACTATAATTACATCTACTAAGTTTTGTTGGCACATATCAACTAACATATCAAATATTTTTTCTGTTACTCCTTCTTTTAAGAAAGTAATATTATCTTTATTTAAATTAGGGAATCTTGATATAAAAGTTTCGTCTACTGTTTGTTCAGCGTCAACATATAATATTTGTAAATCAGGATTACTTAATTGAAAACCTTCACAGGCTTGTAAAGCAATAGTTGATTTACCTCCAGATTCAGCACCATATACAACATTATACGTTCCTTTTTTAAAACCTCCAGTATTAAAATCAATACCACATATACCAGTTAACATATAATGTTCTCTACCTGTTATTTTAAACTCGTTAATTTTACCTATTTTAATAACAGATTTTTCTTTTTCTGCAGCTAGTTGTTGAGCTTTAATAAAAGCATTTAGTCTTTCTTTTTTACTTAATTCAACAACAGTTTCTTCTGTAGCTTTTTTCTTAGCCATTTCAAAATCACTCCTTCAGTTTTTTTAAGTTCGTTTTTTAAAGAAAAAACTGAGAGAATTATTTCTCTCAGTGACATTATAACAAATTTATTTTTGTTTGTCATTAATAATTTTCATATTTTTCTTCCCATTCTTTACTAAATATATTTTCATAATAATTATGTTCTTGTGAACCAAATTCAATAGGATATAAAGCACTAGTTTCACTATCCAATTTATAGTAATAAGGTTGGAACGTTCTTTCGTTATTTCCTACTTTTGTTTTCTCTTGCATAGTAACTATTATAGGATTACGATGTCCGTTTTTATCCCACCACATATCTGTGTTACCTCCAAGATTCCTTGATGGATTATAAACAAAACCAAGTAAATCTGTATCATAATTCATTCTTCTTGAACCAGATAAATTAAATTGCGTTAATTTAGCATTACTTTTTGCTTTGTTTAATTCATAATTTATAAAAGTACAAAAATTATATTTAGAAGAAAGTTTTTTTACATTTCCTGATATAAAACCTATTTGGTCTTGTATAGCTTGTCCTACATCTATTTTATTAGCAGAATCTATTATTAATATTTTAAATTTGTCATTAAGTTCTTCTCTTGAACCCACATCTCTTAATAAAGAAGTAAATTTAGTCCAATTATCAACGCCTCTTTTGACATCAAGAACTAATAATTTTTTATATTCTATTAATCTTTTTACTGTTTCTATTCCTTTAAGATATTTATAATAACAATTAGCAGAGGCTTCGGTATTAAGATTCCTTCCAAGTGTTTTATGAAAATTAGGATTAGAAGTATATTCTCTTGGAAGTCCAGTTATTTGAGAAACAAAATTTGAGTATATTTTTTCAGCAGAATCATCTGTTGAAACATATAAAACAAATCCATTGTGTTCTCGTAATGCAATTTGTATACTTAAATGTTGCAGAACTGTCGTTTTACCTGAGTTTGCAGCTCCACTGATTACAGTATTATGTCCTGGAACTAATGCTGTATTATTCAACCAAGGAACATGAAAATTTATATTATATAAATCTTGAATTGTCTTCTTCTCTTCATAGGAATCGAAATCCTCTATTCCTATTTGAAAAACATCTCCTTTAGTTTTATTATATTGTTTATCTATATCTTCTATATCTTCTTTTATATTTTCTAAAACACTAATAGCATTATTTGGATTTTTTTCTATTTCTTTTAAACCAAACTGAAATGTTTTTTTTATATCTCCTTTATATGCTTCATTGTCCGATTCTAATCTAAATTCAATTTCATCTAATATAGTTTTAGAAGAATAATCAATATATTTACTAAGAGTTTTAGCTTGGTCTTCTCTTTTTTTAGGAGATTTTGTTTGAGAAATAATATTAACAAATTTCTCAAACACAAGACTTTCGTCATAATTACCAGATTCTTTTATTTTTTTTAATTCAAATTCAAATAAATCTATAATGTCATACATTTCTCTTAAATTTAATCTAGTATTATTTTTTATTTTATCTTGTATTGCCTCATCTAAATCTTTATATTTATCTGATTTATTAACAGCTACTACATAAGTTTTTTTTAATTTACGCATTTTAAATCTATTAATTAAATCTTCTGTTCTTTTTTTTCCTGTAGTATCGTTATCAAGAGCTATAGCTATTTTATCTATATTATTATCTTTCTCTAATAATTCTATATGTTCATCTGTAAAACTAGCCGAACCTAAAGCTACTACATTTCTAAAACCAGCTTGATATGCAGATACAAAATCTATATATCCTTCTACTATTAAGAATATATCTAAATGATTAAATTTCTTTTTAATATCACTAAATCCATAAAAGATACTTGATTTGTTATATATTTCACTTTCTTTACCGTTTATATATTTAGGATTATTAGTTGTATCTATCATTTCTCTAGAAACAAAGCTACAAGGTCTTCCGAATCTATCTTTAATGATAAAAATCAATTTATTCTCGTTTATTTTAAAACTATCAAAACCTATTTCTTGTATTAAACTATCTATATCATTTATTTGAACTTTTTGTTTTATATAATTAATAGCATTTTGATAATTATCTACAGAACCTATTATAAGTTCTCTTGAAGTTCTTTCATTTATATTTCTCCTATCTAAATAATCTTGATTTTTATGATTAAGGATATATTCACCAAATACTCTCATTATTTTGAACATATTATTTCTTTTAATTTCTTCTTGAGTAATATCTTTTCTTAAATGTTCATATTCTAAACCATATTTTCTGGCAAGGTAAAATACATTTTCTTCTATGAAATCCGGTCCACAATCTGGTTTTCCTTCTAAGAGGCTGCAAAGCCCGAATATATCGTATGTTGCGCCACACGAGAAACAAAACAATAAGTTATTTTCATCCCAAAAATGCATACTTGGATTATGGTCATCATGGTCTGGATTAAGACATTTTATAAATCCTCTATTATCTAATTGTATATTCATTTCATCCATATAAAGACTTATATAAGGACGAAGATTTTCCATTAATTCTTGTATTGAGTTAATCATTTTAATCACCATTTATTTATATAATATTCTGCAATTACTGGTATTACAAATATAAAAACAGCATATATAATTTTTTTATAGATTATTTTTTTTTGTTCTCTTAACCTATCTTCTTCTATTTGTTTTTCATATTTTTCTATTTCTTTTTTACTTATTTTTCCTATTGAATTATTTTTTACACGTCCTCTTTTTAAATCTCCGTAAAATACTTTTTTCATAGGTTTGCTCCTTTGTTGAAAAAATGCGATGTTTTTTATTAAACACCGCATTCAATTTTTAATTATTCATTTACTAAATCTTTTAGTTCTTTTGCAACCTTAAAAGTTACAGTATTTCTTTCTGGAACTATTAATTTTTCTCCAGTTTTAGGATTTCTAGCTTCTCTTGAAGCTCTAGTTACTTTTTTTAAAGTTCCTAAACCATGAATTTTAAATTCTCCTTCTGATTTTAGTTCTTCTTTTATTGAATCAATCAATAAATTAAATACTTCCTCTACTTCTATTTTTTTTAAATTGACTTTAGAAGAAGCTAAATTAATAAATTCTTGTTTTGTCATTTTTAACCTTCCTTTTTCTCCGCCGGCGCATTTTTTCCGACTTGTATTTTATATAATAGTAAAATTTGAAATAGTGTTTTTTTATTATAATTTGAGATAACGTCAGCTAGATTCAAAACATAAGCTTAAACAAAGCAAAAACTTTTACTCTAGGTTTTTAAGCAAATTACTGACTTTATACTATAAACTACACTTCTTAATACTACATAAGTTATCATCAACCAAAAATGATATAACTAATTAATACTACAAAGTAAATATTAAATACTAAAATCTTAATCTATTAAAGTCTAAGCACGGTGTTAGAACTTTCCAAAATTTGTTCAACATAACAAATGTATTCATCTTCTTTTTAGATTTTAGAATTGCTATTAATCTTCTTGGATTTTATACTTAGCAGAAGAAATAACCAAAGAATCCTAAGTGTTTATATTAATGTTTTATCAACATTATCTCAAATTATTTTAATTATATATTATTGTAACCCATTTGTCAAGAATTTTTTTCATTATTTTTTTCTTTTAACGCTTTTAGCAAAACTTCCTTATCAAAGTATTTTTGTTTATCTTTACATAATCCTTTTTTCCAATTCATAGTTAATAAATCAACTATTTGTTCTAATGGTTTTTTTAATATTTTTTCGAAAAATTCCCAATCTTTCAAATATATCACCTACTCATAAGAAACTTCAGTTTTATCATCTCTAATTTGTTGAAAAACTGGAAATCTAATACTTTTATTACCATCTTTATCTTCTGTTTCTTCAAAATATTTAATTTCAATTATTTTGTTTAAAACTAAAGAATTATCATTCCAAATATCTTTTCTTTGTTTTTCTGCAAAACCAGAACCTATTTTTACAGTATTGCCTTTATATTCACAAATTATAGACCCTAAAGTTTTTTTAAATTTTTTTGTTCCTTCTTCTACGCCTATACATTTTAAATCTAAAGTATGAAATTTTTTAAATTTAACAATATCTTTTGTTCTTTTTGGTACATATAAACCATTTTCATGATTAGCCATTAGTCCTTCTTCTCCAGAATCTATTAATTTATCTAATAAATTAAATACTTGTTTGTCAATTGGACCTTTATATAATACTTTACATATATCAATATATTTTGAATTTGGTATTTCATCAATAATTTTTCTTCTTTCTTTATATAGTAAAGAATAATTTATTATATCAAATATATGATATTTGATTTTATTTTTATCTTTTTCTCCTTTAGTTCTCATAATTGAACTTATTTCTTTATATTGTTCTTTAGAAGTTTTTCCTTTTATATTATTTGGCAATAATTTTCCATCATATATATATCCTTTTGGTAAATCTATATTAGAAAGAAAATCATCTAAATCTTTTAACAATATTCCATTTCTTGTATAAGCTAAAGTTTTTTCTTTTCTATTATCTATTATTAATCTATTGCCATCTAATTTAACAGTAATATACCATTCATCTTCTAGGTTTATATCATCAGAAACATTATTATAGTTATATGCTAACATAGGTTCTATTAATTCTATACAGTTAGGTATAACATTATTAATGTTTTTTATATCTAGACCAATATTTAATTCTTTACAGACAAATAATTCAAAAAATTCTTTCGATTGAGGATAATAAAATCTATCTCTAAATCTTTGAATTATGCTTATATCATTATCTGTTCCAGTACATGATTCTGTTAAATATTTAATTATATAAAATATATTTTCATCTGTTAATATTTTTATATCATCAGTATCAACATAATCGTTTGTTATTATTGTTTTTTTGATTTTTTTTGTAGATAAATTTGTAATTATATTTGGATTATATAAAAAATTCATTATTTCTTTACAAACTTTTGAATCTTCGTTATACCATTCTTTTAATAATTCTTTTTTATTGTTAGTTCCTTGTGCATTTTGTATTTTTTCTAATTCGTCAAAAATCATATATTTATCACCTCCAATATTTTATTTATTATTTCAAAAATTAAATTAAATAGTGTTTGTTTATATAATTTTCATCCATTTTATAACTCCAAATCTATATTTAATTCAACATCAACGTTCTGAACAGTATTTAATTGTTCTGCTCTTAATGCAAAATAATAACTATTTTGGTCTATTATTTTATTCCAATAATTTGTTCCTAATTTTTCTAAAGAAACAAAATCTTTTTGATTATAATTATTAGATGGATTTTGAGGAATTGTTTTATCTAATATATCTCTATAATCATCATCTGATTTTAATTCAAAACATAATATATTACATATTTTTAAAGAACTATCTATATTAGCAACAGCTCTTATTGTTTCTATGTATTTGTTTATAATACCAGCAAAATTAAATTCTCTTTTTAAAAAAGTTATAATTAAACTAGTTAATTCTTCTCCTCTTGCATTATTATCTAATTCTGTTAATTTTATATGTATACATGGTAAACTATACATATTAAAATAAGGATTGTTAGTTACTAGATATTTTCCTTCAGAATTTTTTATTATAAACATTATTAATAAATTTTCTCTATTTCTAGTTAATACATTTTGTATATTACCTTCTATCATATCATCACCATTATTTTAAATCATTTACTTGTTGTTTTTTATAATAATTCCATTCTTCTTCGACTTTTTTTTGATATTTTTTAGCCGTATGTTCATCAACAAAATAATTTCCAAAATCATATAATTTTTGGTCACTTTCTGTTCTTTGTTCTGTTGTTGTTGCAATTTTGCCAGTAGTACCAATATAATAATAAGTTTCATTTATCTTTACTCTCGGTCTTATAGGAATAGAAAATTTTTTATTTATTATTTCTATAGCTTCTATAAATATATCTAATTGATTATTGTTTATTATAAAAGGCACTTTTGTAGTTCCTAAGCTTAAAAACATTTTATCTTCTTTATCATCAAATTGATAACTGTTATTACAACCATTATTTTTAAAATAAACTTTAATATCTTTGATTCTAGCTAGTTCTTCATAACTATAGATAATTTTATCAAAATTAAATTCTATTATTTTAATATAGCTAAAATTATTATCTATTTCTGTTATTGTATATGCTAAAGCAATTTCTTTTTCTATCATATTATATTAATCCTTTTTTTATCAAATATTTTATTAATATTATATTTCACCTCAATTTTTAGGAATAGCTATTTTAACTGCTTGATAATAAGCATAAGCAGCTTCTCTTCCTCTTGTAGCGTCTTCTACAAAATATTTAGCAAATTCATAATCTGTTCTCAATTCTTCATTCTCAGAAGTTTTATTGAATAATTTTTCTTCCAATTCTCTTTTGATAACCATTTGTCTTTCAGTTTTAGTAGTTATTTCTTGTATTGATTCTAAAGTTTCTATTTCTTTAACAGTTTTTAATTCTAATAATTTTAATTCTTTTTTTGAAATTTCATATTTTTCTTTTATCATCATAGATATTTGTAATACAAAACTTAATATAGTATCTTGATGTTCTATTATATTAATACTATCTTGTAAAGCTCTATTATAATTACTAGGATTTAAATCATTTAAAGAAATTTTATTTTTAATATTTGATTCATATTCTTTAATAATTTCAAAATTTCTTTCTTTATCTTTACTACCATATTTGTATAATAATTTTTTAAACATTGTTGTAGCAATCATATTTTAACCTCTATATTTTAACATATTTCTAGAATTTTATTACTTCTAGTCATTGCAACAAATTTTATATAAACTTCATCTTTATTTTCAATCATTTTTTCTTTATCAGGATAGTCTTCAGCTATTTTTACATAGCTGAATTCCATTCCTTTGCACCTATGTGCTGTTATATATCTAATATACTTATCGTTATTAATTTTATCTTCTGGTACTAATAATTGTTCATGGCTTAAAATTTCAATTAATTCATCATAGCTATAAGAACTAATGATACTCATAAATCTTTTAATTCTAGAATCTTTACTTAATTTATATATATATTCTAAATCGGATAACTGGGAAATGTCTATACCTTTGTATTTAGAATTATAATTTCTAAGTTTCGATATTAATATTTTATAGAATTTTAACTCATCTATAGTTTTCTGGGAGATGACTACAGGTTTGCCGTTTTTCATACTTTCTATCAGTTCTAATATTAATTGCTTATTTGTTCTAAAAATCTTAACATAATTGTCTTCTGGACAAGTTCCGAACGTTGCGTTCGTATTAATACCATTTAATAAAATTGGATTTTCAAAAAACTCACTTATTAATTTATTACAATAATCACTTGCTTCTTTACCTACTCTATAAGAATTAGTTAATTTAAAATCACAGTCTTTCATTCCAACTGCTCCATTATAACCATATATTTTTTGATATGCATCTCCTACTCTTACGCTCTTTTTATCTTTGCATATACTATCTATTATATCTAAATAACATTCAGATACATCTTGATATTCATCTACTAATACGGCATCTATATTAGAAAGCGTAGGTTTTAACATTTGAAATCTTTTAATATATAATTCATGAAACATAGGACAATCTGGATTTTCAGAAATGAATTGTAAAACAGACTTACAATAATTAATAGTTTTTTTATCAGTTATAGATTTATCTATACAATCTTCTAATTTTTTAGAAGATGAAAAAAATCTTTTAAGAACTTTCATTGTATCTTCTATCCTAAAATCCATATACATTTCTACAAAATTTAGTTTTTTCATTGTTTCAAATAAGAAAAAATAATCTAAACTTTCATCTAAATTTCTTTTAGAAAAATTAGTAAAATAAACTTTTTTACTATTAATAAAAAAATTATAAGCAAGTCCATGAAAAGTTTTAACGATAGCATTATTGATACCTTGTTTTTTTAGTTTTTCTTCTATTTCTATTTTAATAGTAGAATTAAAACAAAGAATTAAATGTTTTTTATCTGGATTAGCTTTAGCTATAGCTAATAATAATGTAGTTTTTCCAGTTCCAGGACCTGCATTAACTGTTATATGTTGCTTATTACTATTTATTACAGCTAATTGTTCATCGGATAATTTCATTTAATTCGTTCTCCTTTTTTATTAATCAAAAACTCTTTTTCCAGTTTCCCACATTTCTTTTATTTTTTTATAATTATATCCTCTAATTCCTACTTTATTAAGAAAATTAATTACGTGTTTAAAAGTTGTCATAGTTTGAACATAACTTGAATCATTAAAATATTCTAATTCATATTTACCTGTTGATAAATTTGATTTTAATTCTATTATCTTACTTTCATAACTAAATAAAATTAAATGATTATTTGTTTCTATAACAAACATCTTTCCATCTCTAAAATAAATTTTTAAATCAGTCATTTTCACCTCTAATTAAAATATTTTGGTTTATCATCTTTAAAATTATTTTCTTCTTCAATAGCTTTTTTAAAAAAGTATTCTGTAAAGATAAAAGCTAATATTTCTTTAAAAAACTCTTTATCTTTTTTACTTTTCCATATTTCATCTATTTTCTTTTTTGTTATGTCATAAGCTTTATCAAATTCAATATATTCTTCTTCTTTTTCATTTTCATATATTTTTGCAACTTCTTTTCTTAAATTATCATCTAAATCTTTAAAAAAAGAGTCTAAGTTATTAACTATTTTATCAAAATTCATATTTAATCTTTTCTCGCTCCGCCGGCGCATTTTTTTACAAATTATTTATAGCTACGAAACTTAATATTCTTGATTGTTCTTCTTTTGGTAATTCTTCAAAAGATTTTACTAAATTATAAATACTTCCAAAATTTTTTGTTTTAATATATATAGTATTAATTCTAATTATATTCTTTTTTTCTAATTCTTTTTCAATTTCTTCTTCAAAAATATTAATAAAAATTTGTTGAAAAGAATTAGTTTGGTCTTTAATAATATGATATATATCATCTTTTTTTATAGTTAAATAATTATCTAAATGGTCTAATATTTCTTCTATTATATTATTTTTTAATTTTATAAAAGTTTCATCTTTTATTATTTTATCTTTTAAATCATTCATACATTATTCTCCAATATTTGACACATTATTTCTTCTTTTTCTTTTTCGTTCAATAAAGAAAATGTTTCAAAAAGATTTTTAAATTTTAAAAACATATTAATATCTACTAAATTACCTTTTATATTTAAAATTTGATTATCTTTTAATTGGTTTTCTATTTCATTTAAATAAAGATGTTTAAATAATTTTTCAGTATCTGTTAGTTTAGAATTTATTATTTCTTCAAAATCTTTTTGTTCAATTAAACTTTTTTCATTTAAATAATAATCAATACTTGACATTATTTTTTTTATTCTTTCTTTGAAAAGTCCTGTTTCAATCCATTTTTCTTCTATGTCTTTTAGTTCCATTATAAAACCTCTTCTGCTATTTCTGCTTTTGCTTCATTTTTTATTTCATCTGGAATAAAATTATATATTTCAATCAAGTCTCTTAATAAATTTAAATTATAAATATTTTGATTGTATTTTTTTAAATGTAAATCTTCTATTAACGATTCTTTTAATTCTTTTTTAAAAAATTTTAATTCTAGTTCTGTATATTTTTCACTTATATATTGCTCTAGAATTGAATCAAATTCTTCATATTTCATAAAAACAACATCAAAATTTATATTAAATAGAACACTTCTATATCTAGGTTCTTTTTTTATTTCTATTAAAATTTCTTTCATTTTTAATCCTTTTATAAATTTTTTTCTATAATTATAGATAATATTTTGTTTTTTTCTTCATCTGATAAAGAATCAAAATCTTTTTTTAATTCTTTTATTTTTTCAAAAGTTTTTGTACTTATAAAAAAATCTTTAAAAAATAATATTTTTTTAACATTTGAAAGATTTTGAAAAATACATTCTATATGTTTTTCAGTTATATCTTCTTTTAACACTGATTTGATTACTTTTTCTATTTTCTCTCTAGTTAAAAAAATATCATTTTCAAAAAAATCATGTTCTTCGAATAAGCCTACTATTTTAAATAAAGCACTAGAACAGTCATGATTAAAAACGATATCATCTGTATTTTCTTCAATCAAATTCTTTTTAAAACAATTTTCTTTTGCTTCAATTTTTTCTCCTAATATTAAATTTAAACGAGAATAAAGAACATATTTATCTTTTATTTTGAAAATTGTTTTATTTATTAATGATTTTTTAATTTCTTCTAAGAATAAATCAGTTAAACCAAAATCATTTTTAATACAAAGACTAATTGTTTGTAAATCGCTTTCTTTTATATATATTTTTTTATTTAATTTTTCATTTACTTCTTTAATTTTTTCTTTTAAAGTTTCTTTAAATGATTTTGATTTTTTGATATCATTATATAATTTCTTAAGATTCATTAAATCACCTTATATTTTATTTATTAATATTTTAGAAACTAAATTACTTTTTTCTTCATCTGATAAATCTTTAAAAATATTCATAAATTCATAATTATTCTTAAATGTTTTCATTAACATATATGATTTTTTAATTTCAACAACTTTATTTTTTTCAATTAATTTTAATATAGCTTCTTTTGAATAAATACCTGATAACTCTATATCTATAACACTACTAAAACTTGCTTGTGTTTTTTCTATAACATCGCTTAAATTAAATAAAAAAGAATCTTCAAAACGTTGTTCTATTAATTCCATAACTACTTTAATTCTACTATTAAATAAATTAGATTCTAAAAATTCTTCAAATTCTTTTTCGTATTTCATGTTTTTTGCTCCTTAATAATTAGAACATATTGTTTTATATTTACAATTATTACATTGAAAATTTTTATACATTTCTCCGTTTAATAATTTATTTATTTCAAAATCTTCTACTAGATTATTAGAATGCATATTATTAATTTGGTCCATAGTTAAATTAATATCTGTAAATATTTTTCTAGGAATTATATCTTTTTCTATGTGCTTACTAAAAAGCTTTATTTTATCTAAAAGAAAATTCATATTATAATTTTCTAATTTTTCTCCATTTACGCTTAAGCAAGATTCTTGAAAACCGCAATTAAATTCTTGATATAATTCACTATTGTTTTTACCTATATATATTATTTTTAAAGGTTTTCTTATTAAAAACATATTCAACATTATTTCTGGAATATGATAATTTAATATTATTGGTTTATATTTATTCCAAATTTTATTTTTAATAATTCCAACACTGTCATTTATTGGTTTAATTAATAATAAATATTCTTTATCTTTTTCATAATCATATATAAAACCATCTTCTGTTGTTTCTATTTTTAGATTTTCTAAATTATAAACTTCGTTTTTTGGTTGTTCATATATGTCTATTAATTTTAATTTACGAATAAACTGTTCTTTTGATAATTCATTTTTTTCTATTTCTTCACTTATTTTACTTGTAATCATATCTTGATAAGAATTTTTATAAGCAAAATAAGTTTGTCTACTACAACGTCCTATTTCTAATTCTTCTAATTCGGATATACAAAAAGAAAAATCAGAAGATTTAAAAATTTGGTCAATATATATTTTTTTATTTTCCACATTTTTATATTCTTCTGATTCATTATTAAGAGTATTTATATAGATATTATAAATTTCTTGCATCAATTGAAGCCAAGTTTTTTCTTCTACATTTTCTCCTTTTTCTTTTCTTTTAATATTATCTTGAATTATTTGATTGATAATATTATTTTCATTTTTCATAATTAATCCTTATTCTTCATCTAAATTATAATATTCATTATATTTATTAATAAATTCTTTTAAAGAACATTCTTTATATCTATAAGATTCAACTATTTTATCTTTATTATATTTAGAAGGTTCTACAGTTAATTCTGAAAATTCTTTTGTTTTTAAACCAAACTTATTAGCTATTCTTCCTATAAGATTAGAAGATATTTTCTTATTAAATATTTTACTTAATTTATTAGCTATATCAGAAGCACTATATGTTTTTTCTATATTAGGCATAGGTAATAAACCTTTAATTCCAGTTAACTTTTCAGTTATTTGCGATTCTAATGCTAATTTTACTTTTTCATATTGTTTATATTTTTCAATTCTTTCTTCTAAAAACTCTATTTCTTTTATTTTAAGTTCTCTTTCTTTTATTTCTAATTCTCTATTTTTAACATCTAATTCTTCTTTTGAAATAGTTGATAATGAATATAATTGCTTAGAGACAATTTCTTCAAGTTTATTTATATAATCAATCATTGCTTTTCTTACAAACTTAGATTCTCTCATTAAAATTTGTTTTGCTTGGTCAAGAGTTAATTCAAAATATGGATTTTCTTTACCGCTTTCATCTTTATATGTACTGCCCAAAATTTTTTGGTCAGTTATTTCCTTTTCAAATTCATCACGAATTATATTAAGTAAAGTATCATGTCTTAATTCTGTATAACAACCATTTTTCAACTCTACTTTACCTAAAGAAAGATTGTTTTCAATTTTATAATCATATTCTTCTTTTCTAAAAATATTAATTTGTTTAGTTAATTCTAAACTTGTAATTTTTTGTTGTTTTATTAATTCCATTTTTAATACTCCTTTTTATTCCACTTTAACTAATTTACTATTATCATGATTTAAAACAAGTATTAACGCATCTGCTTTATCATTATCTTTGTTATAACTAGTTAATCCTAATTCTGGATAAGTTTTTTTTATATGATTAAAAGCTGTTGCTTTATCATTTGGTTTAATTTTAAGATGAGCTCTACTAGAAGAAGGTGTGATATTATATAATTCTATACCATACTTAAATAAGAAATAATTTGTTAAACCGTGAAGTTTATATAGTGGAGCGGAAGATGGAATAGTAAATTTACTAATGTAAGGACTTTCTATTATTGCTTTACTAGGTTTATATATTGTAATTATATCTAACAACCAGTATAAGATTTCTAAATCTCTTTCAAATTCTGTAGGAGAACCACTTACTTTAAATGAATCTAAGTATTCTATATTACTAGTATCTACATCATATATACAAACACCAGGACATTTTTTACTTAAATCAATTCCTATTATTCTGTCTTTCTTTAAATCTTTTATAATTTTCTTTATATCTTCTTTTTCTTTCTTCACTAAATTTTTTATCTCTTTTATACTTTTGATAATAGACATTATTATCATCTTCTCCTTGTATTAATATTTCTTCTAAATTATGATTTTTTAATTCTTTAATAAAATTTTCTAAATTAGGAAAATATTCAGTGTCATATCTAAGCAAATATATTTTACCTAATTTATGAAACAATTCTCTTTCTTCGTCATTTTTTTTATAATTTCTTAAACTTTCTGCTGTTTTAAAAAAATGTCCATCAGCTTTATTAAGATTATGATTCGTCCGATACGAAAAAAATATTTAAATTTAAATATATTTTTATTTTATTAAACATCACTATTTAATTTTCTTTCATAATTTTAATTTTGCAAAGCTACTTTTAAAATTTAAAAAAGACTTGAATTCCCGTGTATCTAACGGTACATATATTGAATTTATTTATAATTACTTAAGTTAATAGCGGCATTTAAGTCTCTATCTATTTCAAAACCGCAAATTGGACATTTAAAAACTCTATCTTTAAGTTTTAAATCTTTTTTAATATGACTACAACATGAACATGTTTTTGAACTTGGATAAAATTTATCTGCTATTACTAATTCAATATTATTTAATTTGCATTTATAGGTTAATATTTCTCTAAATTTATAAAAATTTTGTTCAGATATTTTTTCAGATAAATGTTTGTTTTTTAACATTCTAGAAACATCTAAATCTTCAATAACTATCTTAGACGGTTTGGTTTTCACTATTTCAGAAGTTATTTGATGAAGATAATTTAATCTTATATTAGATAGTTTTCTATGAATTAATCTTATTTGATTTTTAAGTTTTAAAAAATTCTTACAATTAGATAATTTTTTATTTTCTTTTTTAGCTATTAATATTTTTTTAGAAAGTTGTTTTTGTTTTATTTTTAATTTTCTTTTTAATTTTTTAATTTTAATGGTTTTATTTATATTTTTATAAATTTTTCCATTTGATAAAACGGCAAAATCTTTTATACCTAAATCCATTCCTATAATTTCTTTTGAGTTATTTATATTGTTATTATCTTTTATTTTATAACTTACAGTTAAATACCAATATTTGCCATCAAAAGTTATTCTAGGATTAATATAATGTTCATTTCTTTCAATATTAGGCAAAGATTCTTTCGTTTTAACTTCACCTAATTTTTCACCTTTAAACCCTCTTTGCGTCTTTTTTAAAGTTTCATAATTTACATAAAAGCTCATTTTGGAATTTTTTAAAGTTTTAAATTTAGGAAATTTTGCTAGTTTTTTAAAAAACTTTATAAAAGCATTATTGCAATCTGTTGCAGCCATCTTTATAACATTTGAACTTATTTCTTTTAACCAGCTGAATTCTTCAGTCTGTTTAAGTTTGGTTAATTCTTTTTTAAATTCATTTTCTTTCAAATAAGAACTATTTTTAGAATAGTATTCTTTTTCTCTTTCAATCATTAAGTTATAAATAAACCTAGTTGCTCCAGAAAATTTTTTAAACTTTATTTCTTGTTCTTTTGTAGGTAAAAGCATTATTTTTTTAGTTAAATACATTTTTAACACCATCTATCAGTTGCTTTATTTTTTTAGAATTCGAACTATAAAGTCTATTTGCAAAAACTGTAATTATTTTAATTAAATCATTAGTTAATTCTTCTTTTGAAATAGTAGTATTATCTATTATTTCTATTTCTATATTATTAATATTAGCTAAAAACTTTATTAATTCAAAACCAAACATTGCTAATATATCTTTATAAAGAACAACTATCTTGCTTATTTCTGAGTTATTTATTTTTTCAAGAAGTTTTTTTAATCCTTCTTTTTTATAATCAATTCCAGAACCTATATCTGAAATTATTTCAAAATTATAACCTTTGGAATAAGCATATTCTTTTAAATTTTTAATTTGGTTTTCTAAATCATCTTTTTGTTGTTTAGTAGATACTCTAGCATAAAGTATTACTTTTTTATTTAAACCTAAATAATCATTTAATTGTTTATCTGAATAATATCTTGTACCACCTTTTGTTATTTTGACGGGAATTAGTTCTCCTGTTTTATGCAACAATCTAAGGTGATTAATTGAAATTCCTATTTTTTTAGAAAATTTTCCTATAGACATTAGTGACATTTATTTTACCTCCGTATGTTATTTTTTTATATTTTTATTATAACATACAAAGTTTTAAAAATCTATTTTTATCTAAAATAAATATATTTTTCTTGTTCACTTTAAGTCGCAACTCTTAAAGCAGTCTTTCTCTCACGAGTAGACCTCTATATATTTCTATATAGCGCAGACTATTTGTTCAACTCAATTTGAGTTGTGAATATTTTTCTTCCACCATTGATATAAAGTCGTGTCAATATATCTGCTTGTTGTTTTACTTTCCCATATTTATGGTTATCTTCTTTTAAAAGGGAGACTCAATCTCCTAGTCGTTGAACCTTACTCATAGCTTCCGCCTTAGAGTATTGGTAACTAAACGCCGATTAAAATAGTTATTTATTATCTTTCTTTATAAACAACGTCCTTTTAGGATTATAATTAAAATAGATTTGTAAAAAGACTATTATTAATTATAACTTTTATTTCACCATTAGGCATACAAGTTAATTTTTTCTACTTTCGTAACCATCAAGCCTATCGTTTCCAATTACTTTGTGGGTTAACTTGTCTTTACGGTTTCCTAGTTTTAAATTCAAGCTACCTCAACATCACTGTTAAAGTAGGGGTTTCTTATAGAGTTTTAATTAAATTTTTATATGTTTTTAATTAAATATTTTTTCTTCCCATCTATTTCTATACATATAGGAGGTGAAGTAGGGAAGTAAAAATCATATCTTTTACTTCCTTCTTTAACCTCTTCAAGTAAAACAACTTTATATATTTTAGAAATAGATTCTAATATTTTTTTCATATGTATATGTGCTTTACTTAACATTCTTTCCTCTTTTATTTATGGTGTCTAAACCATCTTTTTCTAGTTGGTATTCCTTTTAAACTATGTCTTAATTTAGTTATATTTCTAGGAATGTAAATATGGTCAATATCTTCCTCTTCTATTATTTCATCATAATTTTTTACTTTTGAAATAATTTCTTTGTCTTTTGTGTATAAATGAACTTTTTTATCTTTAATCCATTCTTTTACATTAGATATATCTCCTGAATGAGAATAAAATGCATTTACATCAAATCTTATTTGAGATTTATTACCTATTACTTCACAAGAAACAGAACCAGCAGATTCATCTTTTGCATCTAAATCTGTATATGTACAATATACTTCATGATAAGAATCATCTATTGTTTTCCAAGATTCTTTTTCGTTATTTGAAAATTTAACTCCATATATATTAGGTATACCTACTTTTTCTTTTAAGAAAGTAATGCTGTATAAATCTATATTAAAACAACTAGTACATAATACAACATCTAAATCTTTTAGATTAAATCTTTTAATGTGCTGTTTGTTATTTTCATAATAAGCTATATGTAAATATTTTTTATTAGCTAATTTATAATATTCTTTTTTTAACCAATTTTTCATAAGTTTACTCCTTATATGGTATTATTTTACAATTTTTATTTTCACATATAAATTCAAAAAGTTCAATTGCATAAGTAGAATTACTTATATTTGTTTTTCTATAAACAATTATATTTTCGATTTTTTCTTTTAAAATTAGATAAATTAATTTTTTGAAATTTTTTCTTTTTTTTACATCCATATTATCTTTTTTGTCAATTAGAATACTATTGGTTACAAGATTTTTTTCTTTTGCAAAAGTTCTTAAAATTTCTTCTTGTTTTTTTAAATCATTTGTCCAGACCTCATTGAAATCTGGACATATATATATTACTGTTTTTTTATTCTTCTGTTTTTGTTCCATAATAACCTTCCGTTAATTCATTTAATCTATCTACTATATCATTAAGTTTATTTATGTGTTCTTTTGTAAAATCTTCCAAATTACCTTTAGCTTGTAACATTAACATAGTCATTACTTGTTTAGACATAACATCTAAATATGTATCTAGTTTGAATTTTTCTTTAGGATTTTTAGTAAGTTCTTCTGATATTTGTTCATTAAGTTTTTCTACTTTTTCTATTTTTTCTTCTACAGTTTCTTCTGTTTCTGGAACTTCTTCTTGTTTTGGTTTAGTTAACAAATCATTTTTTAAATTAATTTCTCTTTCTTTGTTTTCATCTTCAGTTTCTTCTACTGGAGTTTCATCATTTTGTTCAATAGAATTTGTTTTTTGATTTTCTACTTTTAAAGTATTAGTATCAATTTCTTTAGCAGCTTGTTTTAATTTTTCAGCTTCTATTTCATAATCTTTTCCTTCTTTAAATAAAGCAATAGCTTTTCTTAATTCTATTTTACTTAAATGATTATATTTATTATAAAAAGTTCTTATTTTATATTTAGATTCATTACTTATTTTTCCTGGAGTTTCATTTAAAAATAAAACCATACTATAGTATTCATCAGAGAAAGATATATTTTTAACAGTAGTAATTTCATCATCTAATATTTCTTTATGAAGCACTACCCAGTTAAATAAACTTCTTCCTCTTCTTTCATCTATTTTAAAACTTGTAATAAAGTCCTTCATTTTAACAGTAGTAAGTTTTCCAGCTTGTACCATTTTATTATATAAATCGAACATAGACATTGCAACATCATAATCACTTAATCTTTGTCCATGATTCATATTTTCATTAATAGCGTCACGAATTATAGTCTCTATAGTTTTATATTCTGTAATATAAGCTTTTATACTTTCTTCTTGTAATCTTTTAGCAGCTTCTAATCTATGATAACCATCTACTACTATTAATTGACCATCTAATAATCCTAGATGTATTTCTGGAAAAAATTTAGCTTCTATTAAAGATTCTACATTTTCTTCTATTATTCCATTAATTCTAGGATTTATATTTGTATCACTTATATCAGTAAGTAATACATCTTGTAAAACTTTGTTATCAATAGTACTTGTTGTGTAATTCATTTTCTACTCTCCTTGTTTATTTTTATTTTCATCGAAAATTTTCATAATTTTTCCTAAATATTGTTCAGCTATATGTTTTTCTTTAAAATAATTTCCTAATTCATATTTACTATCATCAGAATAATATCCGCATTCTTCAGTACTTATTATTTTTCCATCACAATTTATATAGAAATATCTTTCACCAAAATTTACTCTATCTTTTTCTTCTATTTTAAATTTTTTATTAATTAATTCTATTATTTTTTCTAAATATTTTAATTCTTTATTTTCAATCAAATGTGGTATTCTACAACTATCATGAATATTAAGAACCAAAACATTAGTTAGAAAGCCATTTATTAATTTATTGTTAAAATTTGTATAATCTGAAACTTCTAAACAATATTTATTGTCCTCACCATCTGCAAAAAAAGTTGGTTTTAAATAATTAAAAACTTCTTTATTTATATATTTTAAAAACCAAGAACTATAAAAATCATTTATTTTTACTATCTCTATTTCTAATACTTTTTCTTTCATTACAAACCTTCCTTATTAAGATGTTGTTTATACCATCTAGCAGCTTCAGTTCCTATAAGTTTGTTAATTGTTTTTTCTGATATTGCATTATCTTCTAAAAATCTTTGTTCTTCTCTAAGAACATCTTTTACTATAAAACCAATAAAAGATTTGATATTTTCTATTCTAATATCAAAATTATTTTCTTTTAAATAATCTATTCCTTGTTTTAATCTGTGTTCATTTAAACAATATTCAACTATTTTTTTTTCCTCTTTTATTTGTTCTATACTTTTATCATAATTTACTTTTTGAGCTTTTGTTTGAAATTCGTCTATTTTTGTTTTAAAGAAATAAGCTTTTCCATCTATTATATAATGCCATACTATTCCTTCTCCTGTACCATTAATATTAAATTGTTCAGAGAAAACATCTTGAGTTTCGTATTTCTTAACAAAATTATCTATTTCTTCTACAAAAGACATATCATTAAATTTTTTGCTATCTAATTGAATAATATGTTTTGGTTTAAATAAATCAAATATTCTTAAACCTTCATTCCATATTTTCATATTTTCTGGAACTATATAATAATCTTCTTTTCTATTAATTAATCTTATTGCAAATGGTGCAAAAAATCTTTCCATTTTACTTATAGCTACGCCTTGTTGAATAGATTTTCCTGCATACTCTCCATATATAACTACCATAGGATATTTTTCTAAATAATTACTTAATTTTTCTTTAATAAAATTAATTCTTTCTTTATTCATCCATTTGTAAAAATCCATATTATCTTTATGTTCGTTAAGTATATTATTTCTACTTTGAATTTGATATGTTCCATCTTTATAGAATACTATACTAGCATTTGTTCCATGTAGTTTAGGAGAACCATATAGTATCATTCCATTATTTTCTTTATAAAGTAAACCATATTTTTTTATATTAAAAATAAAATCTTTTAAATGTGTTATATGTTGGAATTTATACATTTTTTTTATAACATCATTATTTCTGAATTTTTTCAAAAACCATTCTTTAATTTTCAATTTTAGTTTTTCTAACATTTTCTTTCACCTTTTCTTTATAAAATTTTAACATTTTATCTCTAACATATTTCATAGTGTAAAGATTATCTATTGGAAATAAAATACCATTTTTCACTTCTATTCTTTCATCTTTAAGAGCTTCTCTTCTTATATATGTAATTAACTCATCTAATTCACTTTGAATAGTAGGAGATAATTTTATTTTATCTCTATATGATACAAAAGCATATTGACATTCATCTATATCTTCTTCTGTAAAATCATCACTTAATTCTACACAATTACAATATTCAATAGGTTCTTTATCTATTACATAATAAAATAACATTTCAAGAATTCCATCATATTCATCAAGATTACTCCTAGAAAGAGTAAAAACATTTTCTAATTCTTTATGACATTTATTTCCTACAAATACTACTTTTGTTTTTTTAAAACTATTAGCCATTACACATCACACAAATTCCATATCTATTATTTGTTTAAGTTTTTCTAATATTTCTATATTATCAAACAATACATATTCTACTCCTGGTTCTTTTATTTCAGGTAAAGTATAAACTAATTTATATGTTTTACTTTTAGAACCAGAAAGAACATCATTCATTATTAATCCTGTATCAGTTCCTTTATTAAAACTATCTTTGTTTCTTAATCTTATGTTTTTTCTTATTAAAAAATCTATGCAATCATTATAAAGTTTTAAAGATTCTTCAAATTTTTCTTTAATTGCAGGCACTGTACTATTATAAGTACTTAACTGAGAAATATTAGGACCTTTACAAATAATACCTTTATTGTCATTTACTAAGAGATATTCTATTGTACCTTGTTTTAATTTTTGACCTTTATTTACATTAGCATTAAAAGCTTTATGTTCAAAAGTACAATCTAGTATATAGTAGAAGTCCTTAATTGTTTTATTCTTAAGGACTTCTTCTAATGTTGATACTGTTGTTTCTTTTCTATTAAGGCTAATGAATTGAGTCAAATCTTCTTTTTTATATTTTTGAGTTTCTTCAAATAATACTAAGATTTTTTCATTCATTAGAATCACCTATTATTATAACGATAATCCTTTTAATGGGTCTGGGTCGTATCCTGGATTTTGAGGTTCAGAAGCTCCTACATTTTCATTTCTATAAGTTGTACTTTCTGAACCTTGATTTTGTGTATATCCATTATTTTGAGGATATTGATTTGGTTGATAATTTCCATTTTGTTTTTGATATCCTTGATTTTTTTGTCCTTGATATCCATAACCATTATTTTGATTAGATTGTAAATCATCTTTTTTGAAAATATTATAATCAGGAGACCTTTCACTTGTTTTATTTCTATTTTCAAATGCCATATATTTAATTCCATCTATTTCAAAAGTTAAATATTCTTTTCCTTCTTTACTAGTGTTAACCCATAATCCATAAGATTTTCTTTGTTGATTATTGTTACCACTATTGTAATTTGTTGTTTGTTGTTGCCTGTTTTTTCCTAGTGCCATTTTTAATCACGTCCTTCTAATATATATTTATCTTCTATGAAAGAATTAATTACTACAAAACAATCATCTATATCTTTTTCTAATAAATCTTTATAAGATGGTACTCCAAAAGTATCTTTAATTCTTCTATAAATTGCACCAAATAATAATTTTTCATGTCCTTTTAATTCTGGTCTTGCTTTTATTCTTTCTCTAACTCTTTCAGATGTTAATCTTTGTATTCTTCTTTGTTGATATGAATTAATAGTTATTTTGTTATCTATTTTTTCTTCTAATTCATCAAACTTATTATTGAATTCTTTTTTCATTTTTTCTTGTTCTTTTAAAGTTTCTATCATTAATTCTTGAGGAGACATATTAATATATGGATTTTGTTGTTGAGATAATATATATTTTTTCATTCTTTCAAATTCATTAATGTAAGCAACATTCAATTCAAATGCTTTTTCTACCGCTGAAGAATAACCACCTAAAAGTTGTGCAACTCCTTTTTCTGTAATTAGATAATTTTTATAATTTTTAAAATTGCCTTCTATTTGATATGTGCTTTCTATATAAAATTCATTTTTATCGACAGCTGAACTTTTAGCTCTCGTGAATTTATCTATATATGAGTCAATTTTAGCTATTAAGTTTTTATGTTCTACACCTAATTCTTTAGCAACCCTGTTGCTTGTAGTTACTAGAATTCCGTCAATATTTTCTACCTTTATTATTTCTCTCATTTTTCACTCCTTTTTTATTATTTTCAATTTTAAAAACACTATATATAAACATTAGATATAAATTTATAAAAGAAATTAAATAAAAAATGCAAAGAGTTAATTCTATATTTGAAGATATAAATTCTTTTAAACTTACTACTACTTTATATAAAACTACTAAAAATAAAGTTGATGGTAAAATAACAATTATAGGTGATAACATTAATAATAATATAAAACCTATAATTGCTAACCATATTTTTTCTTTATAATTCAATTTCTAACTCTGAAGTAGCATTTTTTAAGTTTAATTGAATATTTACGTTTTCCATGAATTCTATTTTATCTTCTTTTATTTTATCTAATGTTTTTTGTAATTCTAAGAAATCATCTTGATATAATTGATATTGTTCTACTGCTTTTTCAACAGCTTCCATATCTTTATTAGCTGAAGTATTAGCTTTTTTACTTATTGAATCTAATAAAGAATCTTTCTTTTCTTCTGCTAATCTTTTAATATTTAAAATTTCGTTATTCATTTTAAATATTTGATTTTCTAAAATATTTTCATATCTTGTACTATTTTCTTTTATTTTTTCTAAAGCTAATGCAATTATGTATTCTTTGTCTCCTACTTTAATAGTTTCAGTAGCATTAAACTTTAATAATTCTGCTCTTATTTTATTTCTATTTTCTTTTAAAGCTAAATAAGAATCATGTAAAGATTTAATATCTTTTTTATTATCTTCAAAAGTTTGTTTATATAAAGCAGATTCTCCTATAGTTCCAACATTATACATTTTTAGAGAAGTAAGTTGTCTTTCTATTTTATCTATTTTTTTATCATACAACTTAATTTCTCCTAACCATTCAGTAACTGTTTTTTTCATTAAAAACCACTTCCTTTTTATTTATTATAAAAACCTTTTTTAAGATTATTATTAATCCATTCTATTTTCCAAGTACTTCCAGCATATTTAAATTCTATTTCTTCTAGTTTATTAGCTAAATCTATTGATTCTGAAAAATCTTTTTCTAAAATATCAAAAGAAAATTCATCGAATTTATATGATAAAGAATCTATTAAATCTCTTAAATCTATTATAAATTGATTATTAAAATTAAATTTTTTATCTTCTTCTATTTTAGCTAATAAGAAATCACATGAATTATATAATCTTTCATCATTAAATTTAACGCCGTTAATTTCTGCTAAAAATTTATTAATTATTTTACTTTCCATTTGTTACTCCATTATATATTATTCGATTAATAAAAGTCAAGAAAAAAAATTATAATTTCTTATATTCTTTTAGATTATAATCATTACCATATTCTTCTTCGTAATATTTTAAAAATTTATCTATATTAAAATTTAATAAATCTGATATTTCCATTGGTATTAATTTCCCTTTATTCCAATCATAGAAAAAACTTCCACCATCAAAATCTGGATTTTTTTGTCCTAATTCAAATAAATCATATAAATCATCTGTCTTGTCAGCTAGTAAATCATCTATATCTTCATAGAAGCAACCTTCCATTTTTAAATAATCAAAACTATCTTTTTCTAACATTTTTAATAACGTTCTTTCTTTTTCTGTCATTTTTATCTCCTATATACATTCTTTAAAATAATCTAAATACAATTCATCATCTTCTCCATAACTTTCTTTATAGAATTGTATAAATTCATCTACATTATCTATTTTTTCTACAATATCTTCTTGAGTATATTGATATATACAATCTATATTTGAATCATATTCATATAATTCACATCCTTCATCTATATATTGATTATTTCGATTACTTATTGCTAATTTAAAAGCTTCTAATTTACTTATGCAAACGTTACTAAGTAAATCTTCTAATGAATCATAACAATTGTTTAAACCAACATATTCAAAATTATCTTTTTTTAACATTTCAAATAATATTTCTTCTTTTTTGTAATCCAAATAAATCACCTATATTAAAATTTCTAAATATTCTAAAAATAATGAATTACTTTCAGAATATTCACTCTTAAAATATTCTATAAAATCTTTTTCAACAAAAAATGCGCTGGCGAAAAAATCAACACAATATAGTTGATAAATTCCGCCATATTTATACATATAAAAAGAATTTCCTGAATTTTTTATATACTTTATTTCATCATGATAATAATTACAAAAATCAAATACTGCAGTCATTGTTTTAAAATTGTTTCTTAATAACATTTCTAAGTCTGGATAGATTCTTTTATTTAGTAAATAAACATAATTGTCATATACAAACATTTTCATTAATATCTCGTGTTTTTTATTCATATTAATTCACTCACATATTGCATATAAAGTTCATCTTCTGAATATTTATCTAAATAATATTTTAAAAATTCATCTACATCTTCAATTTCTTCTATAACTTCTTCAAAGCTTTTACTTTCTAAATATGTACTTAATATAAATATATCATCACTTTCGCTAATATATAATTCTGAATTTTCCATTCCAAAATAGAACATATCAACTAAATTATCAGAATATGTTTTTAAAGCACTTTCTAAATCATAGAATATTTCACCTTCATAATTCATATATTCAAAATTATCTTTTCTTAACATTTCGATTAATACTTCTTGTTTTTTATTCATACTTCCTCTTATTTATTTTGTTTTCTTATAATTTCTAGAGATTGTTTATATAAATCAGATAATAATTTAGCTTCTTTTTCTGTTTTAAAATAATTTCCAGCTTCATATCTTTTGTTGTCAGTATCACTATTTAATTCAGTTGAATCACAAATAGTTCCTAAAGCACTTACTAAAAAATATTTTTCATTTTTATTTGCTCTCCATCTTTCTTCAGTTCCAAATTCTTGATTTATTTCTTTATAAGCTTTTAATAAAGGTTCTACATCTGAATTATTTACAATGAAAGGTAAGTCAAATTCAATTTGTTTATTAATAATATATTTTTTTTCAGAATTTCTAGAACATAAAAATTTTTTATAACCTTCTTCCATAAATACACTATTACTTAATTTTTTTAAAATTACATAAGAATAATTATCATTTATTCTTGTAATTTCTACTTTTATTACTGGTTTTTTCATTTAAAAATCACCTAATCCTTTTTTGTTTTATTTTTATATATTTAGAATATAATTCTTTTTTATAGTTTTTTAGATATTTTACAAAACCTTCTTTATCTGGAAATATATTTTTAATAACATCTTCTTTTGTATAACAAGTTATAGTATTAAAACAATTTATAGTATATATAAAAGCTTCATCTGATTCATAAAAATCAAATTGTTCAACTCCTAAATTAAAAGCTTCTAATTTGTTATTTATCTTTTTCTCAAGTAAGATTTCAAGACTATAAAAAATTTCCTCAGAATTGAATCTTGTATGTCTATAATCTTCTTTTTTTAATATTTCAATTAGAAATTCATCTTGTTTTGTCATAATACCTCTTTATATACAAGCCGTTATATATTGAATATATAATTCATCATTTTCTCCGTTTTCTTTTTTATATTTTTCAATAAAATTTTTTTCGTCAATTAAACTAATAACATATTCTTCACTTAATTTTTTTATTTCTAGAAAATCTTCATCAAAAAAATATAAATAACCATCTTCTTCTAATAATTCTCTATTATTTTCAGTACCAATATAAAAAGCACTTAATACATCTTTAGCTTCTTTGTTTAAAAGTTCTTCTAAACTTTTATATACATTTTTTTTATTGTTTTTTATTTCATTAAAATTGTTTTTCTCTAAAATTTTAAAAATAACTTTTTCTTTTTCATTAAGCATTTTTAATCTCCTATTGATTATTTTTCTTATATTCTAAATATTGTTGAAAAATTACATATATAACATGTTTAGCTTCTTTACTAATTTGTTTTATTTGTCCATTTATTGAGCACATCATTTCATCTTCATTAGTATAATGAAATATTCTAAATCTATATTTCTTTTTATTAAACAATAAATCTACATAAAATTCATTATTTTCAAAAGACATATTACATATATATTTATCTCCAGGAAGTTCTATTAAACCATCTGTATCAAAATATGTTCTTTGATAATATTCTTGTAAACTTATATCCAATCTTCATCACCTATTTCATTTAATATTACTTCTATTATATTATGTATTGCTAGTTTATCTTCATCACTTAACAATAATGGTGCTATTTCTTGATAAGAATAATCACCTTTAAATTTTCCGTTATATTTAATTAATACAACTTCTATTTTAGAATAATCATCTTCAATATAGTTTTTTATTTTATAATGTTTATGTTTTCCATTGAAGCATATAAATAATTCATCTATACAAGGACCATACATTTTTACTATTTTAAAATTTTTATTCATTTCGAATCCATCTGGAAATAATTTATTAAATTCTTTTTTTATTGTTTTCATATGTCAGTTTTCCTAACTTTTGTATATTTTTTTTCTAAATCTTCTAATATATCTTCAAGTTCTTTTTTAGAATTTTTTCTTATATTGCTTGCTTTTATTGTTCTTTTTAAAATAGTATGGTTTATTTTTGAATTCTCAAATGCATTAGGATATTTTATTTTTTGTTTAATTTTTTCTGGTTCATATTCAAATTCTTTTAGTTTAAAAAAATCAAAAATATCATTAACTGATTTTTTTAAATCTTTTTTTCCTAAAAAATAATCATCTGATGTAGTTTTATATTTTTTTATTATTATTTCATATTCTTTAATTAAAATTGTATAATAAGAATTATTTTTAAAAATATCTTCTTCTAAAATCTTATATAATCTTTCTTTTGTATTAATTATTTTTTTATATTTATTATTAAATACAAAAGAAGGTTTTATTGAAATCCATTCGTTATATAATTCTACTATAAACATATATTCTTTTTGTAAATCTCCTATTTTTTTATAATAGTTCATTTTTACTCCTTAAAATTAAAACAGAGGAATATATTACTCCTCTGCTTTGCCAAAGTATCCTTCAAGAAATTTCTTTCCAAAGGCTTTTATAAGTTTACCATCTTTTTCTACTTTTAATTCTGCTAATTCTTCTTGTGTTTTATTAAATAATTCATCACCATAAGTCTTATATGCTAATTCAACTGTTTTAGCCGTTTCAAAACCTACTCCAGCTATAGAGTTTAATGGCATTAATATTTTATTAGTATTCTTTTTATCTGGAACACAAGTAGTAGCTTTAGAAGAAAAATCTGGTTTAACTATTTCGAAACCTCTTAGTTTCATTTCATATACTATATTAGCTATACGAATATTATTTTTTACTTTTACTTCATTATCACTTGCATGTTTACAATGTGCATGAAATTTATATAGTTCTTCATTAGTGTTTACTTTATTAAAGAAATCTATATAATCAAAAGTATTATTAGAAGTATTAGTTACTCCATATCTATTTATTGCTGCTGCATAAAATGCTTGAGGATAGTGTATTTTATAATACATTATTCTTAAAGCGTTGATTATATAAGCCGTTGCATGCGCTTTAGGGAAACAAATAATTTATACTATCTAGTATTTCCACGTACCAGTTAGGACAATTATTGTTTAATTTTTCTCTCCATTTATCTATACCTTTTCCTTTTCTTACGTTTTCAGAAACAAGAAAAGCTTCTTTTGGTTCAAAACCATATTTATAAGTTAATTGCTGAAATATAATATCTCTATATGTTACTAAATCTGTTAATGGTTTTCCTTCTAATATATATTCTTTTTGAGATTCCAAAACCATTTTACCGTGTGTAATTGCAGAGAAAGCAATTAAACTATACATCGAATCTATTTTCATATCTCTAAGAGTTTGCATTGCAAAGTCTGTATTCATTTCTGATATACCCATTGTATTGGCAACGAATGGATAATTATCAAAACCTTCTTTTAAGTTTAAATATTTTGTATCTAATATACTATCTATTAATTCTCTATCATTAAACTTAATATTTCTAAAATCATAGCCTGTAAATTCTTCTAATTCTTTTAACATAGTAGGGTCAGAATGTCCTAAAAGGTCCATTTTTACGAGATTTGCTTCGATATTATGATAAACCCAACTTGAACTAAGCTCAGCTTTATTAGGATTATCAGATACAAAGACTTGTGGTGTTACATATTCAAACTTTGCAACTGCTGGTTTTATGAGCATTCCGCCCGATTACACCCCATCTTTCGATGTATTTTTAATTTATGACTTTTAAGTCAGGGTCTAGAGCACACCATCACGAGGTCTTCGTGGGGATATGGTGCTCGTTGAGAGTCTATCATAATTTTTATAATTTTAGATAGTTTCTCTGCTGATTGCCCATTTGTTATCATTTAGGATTTTCACCATGTGACATGCAAACAATTTTTTCTATCTTTCGATGACCACTCAGCTTGCCGTTTCCAGCTACTGTTTAGGTTTGTTTGCCTTTAGGGTTTTCCAGCATATAAATCCCTTTTTCATGCTATATTCCTATAACAAGTCCCTTAACAATATTCAAATGTTAGTCCTTTCGGACTTTTTCTTTCTTTTCTTAAATATCTATTAAGATTTTCTATTTTTATATTTAATTTATTACAAACATCTTTTTTGTTTTCATAAATTTTTATATTATCTTCAGAATCCGTAACTTTTATTTTTAAATCATTTTTATTTTTTAATTTTTCAAAATCTACGTTTTCTTTTATATAATCTACTATATTGTTTATTTTGTTATATGAAAAAATATAATTATGTGTCGTTTTTTGTTTTTTACTAAGGACAAAAGCTATTGCTTTATAGCTTATTTCTAAATCTCTTGAAGCATCCATTATTTTATCATATTTTGTTTCTTTGAAAGTAAATATATTATAAGCATATACTTCTTTTCCTTCAAAGTTTTTAATTAAATCGTTTTTATTTTGAGTATCTGCCCATTTTTGAGTATTTTCTTTATTTGTAACAACCTCTAAATTATTTGGATTATTATTTAACTTGTTGCCATCTATATGGTTTATTACTAATCCTTTTGGTATTTCTTTTTTATTAACAATTTCCCAAACTAATCTATGTTTTCTTTTCCTTTGTTTGTTACAAGTTACAACAACATAACCATTTATTATTTCTTCGTATAATTTTTTACCTTTATAGTAAATACAACCATCTTTATCATTATAGATAAATTCAGAAAAGTTTATTTCAATCATTTTTATCACATCCTATATTGTTATTTTTAAGGATGACTCCCTGAAGTACGCATAGAATGTATGTTTCTAGACATATAATCTATGTCAAAATCTTCAGCTTGAACTTTTTGTTCTACATTAGGTATATTTCTAAAGATATCATTTGTTAATGCGTCTTGACCATATTCCATTTGTGTTCCAGACTTAATTACATTATCTTCTCCAAACATATTGATATAATCTTGCTGAACTTCCAACTGTACATTTTCAGATAGGTTGAGGTCGCAATCTGGGATTTTAGTAGGTTTTATACGGTTTTGTTCATCTCTTTCTATCCAACCTACGAAATTATGAGCTTCTATATCATAACCATCACCATACATATCATTTCCACAAACAGGACATTTCTTTGTTTCAAATTCCGGTCCTACTTTACCTTTTTCTGTATGCCATTCTACATGATGACAATGTTCACAATAGTAATGAGATTCTAACGGTAATACTTCTGAAATTTTTAAACAGTAACTTAAAAGCATGCTACCAACAGAACCTCTTGAACCTACTATATAACCTCTTTCTTCTGATTTAACAACAGCAAATCTTGCTAACATATATAATATTTCATAATTAAAATCTGCTGTTAGTTCTATTTCTTCTTCTAGTCTTTTTCTTATTTTTTCATTTATTCCTTCTTTTGTTCCATCAGTAGACCATTTCTTAATTGCAAAGTCCCAAGCAAGTTTTGGCATTTCTTCTTTTGCGTTCATACCTGGATAATCAGGAATAAATAATTTATTAGGAAGAAGAGTTATATCAAAAGCATTAACACAAGAATCTGCTAATTTATTTGTATTATTATGCATTTCTTCTATTTCTTCTTTTGTAAATCCTTGTTTAGTATAATCTTCTATTACATCTTCATATGACATAATATAAGGTTGTGTATCTATAGAGAAATCTTCATCAGTTGAACTATTTGAACTGTCCATTTTACCGTATTTTGACGTCAATAAATTTATATAACCTTGCTTAAATACACTTCTTAATTCTCTATCATCTTTATGAGATACATGAGCGTCAGATACTATAATACAAGGAACATTTTCTTCTTTACATATATCATATACTCTTCTATGAAGTTTATATACATCTTCTATACAAGTAATATTAGGATAATCTTTATGTTCTACCATAAAGCTATTATTCCAAGAAGGCTGTATTTCCACAGCGTCTAGTTTTTTAATCCATTCTCTAAATTCTTCTTCTTTATTTTGTACTATTAGTTTCATATGTTTACCAAAAGCACAAGCTGAAGAATAAGCAAAATATTTTCTTACTTCTGGGTTAAATAATTCTTTGTATGGAAGAACTGGTCTTTTACCATACATTTTTTTATCTTCATCAGTAGGAGAAGAAAAATATTCTTTATATGATTTAGTAATTAGTTCGTATAGTTTTACTAAACCTAGATTAATAGTAAGTGGTTCTCCTTTATAGTCAATTACTTCATCAGGAGATTTTAATAAAACTATAAAGTGGTCTCTTTCTATATTGTCTGTACCATTTAAATCTTTTCTTAATTTTTCTAATTCTTTTTCTGTTTTAGTTTTATCCAACTCTAAATCTTTTATATCTTGTTTAAGTTCTTTTATAGTTTTATTACAATCTTCTATTTCTTTAAATTTTAAAATAAAATTTTCATTAGCTTCTATTTTTTCTTCTTCTGAAATTGTTTTTCTATTTGTTAATTTTTTATATTTATCTCTTTCTTCTCTTATTTTAATTAAATTACTTTGTTGTTCTTCTATTTCAAAATTTATTTTTTTTATTTCAAAATCAAAATCTTTTGATTCAAGTTCTTTTATTTTATTTTGAGTATCTATTATATATTGTTCATTTGAAACAGTGTAAAACTCACAACCAAGAATAAGTTTTTTATCAGTTTTCCCTTTTAAATTATTAACAAAAGGAATAAAAGCAAAAGCTGCTCCGTGGTCTGTAATAGCTATAGCATGACATTTATTAGTCTCAAATGCTTTTAGATAATCTTCTGGAGTGCTAAGTCCATCATTTTTAGAATACATAGTATGACAATGTAATTCTGCTCTAGAAATTTCATGATATTCTTTGTTTTTATTTTCTATTTCTATTTCTGCTATATCGTTTATGTTAATTACATAATCTTTTTCTTTACCTAATCTTTGTTCACTTTTTTTAATATAAGTTGAATTAGATTCTGTTAATTTACCTTCTATTTGATAATACTTGCCTGTTTTTAAATTAATAGGAACTTGTTTAAATATAAACCCTTTAACACAAAGTCTTTTATTTGGAACTTCAAATAATAATTTTGTAGCATAACCTTTTTTAGTTTTCTTAGATTCACATTCAACGAGATATAAAATAGTTTTTAAATTTTGGTTAACATGATTAGATAATTTAGTTATTTCTGTAATAGTTTTATTATCTAAAGTTGTTTTTTTATCAAGAGTAATATAAAAACTATAATCTTTATATAATTTTTCTAATTCATCTAAATGTTTTTTTAATTTATCTTGCTTATCTAAATCATTGGTTCTTATTTCTATAGTTTTAAGTTCATTGTTTGTTATAAGTTTAAAACCTTTATATAAGACTAACATATCTAACACCATCATCTAATATTTCATTTTCTTCTGATATATAGAACTGAGCTGAAACTTCAGCCGAGTTAAATTTAGTTATATAATTCTCTATTTTTGTTATTAGATTTTTATGCAATACGCCAAGTTCTTTAGATACAATTCTGCTATCAACAACTAAAACTCCTTCTTGTTGAACAACTTCAACTTTTAATAATTCATTTTTCATTTCTTATCACCTTTTTCTTTATTTTCTTTCTTAAAATCTTTTATTAATTTCTTTGTTTTTATAATAACAGATAATAAAGCGTTTAGTTTAAAAACATTCATTTTTTTACCACCTCTTTTTCAGTTTCTTGAACTTTTAAAAAGATTTCAATTATAGCAAAAATTACTGTAAATATAAAACTAATAAATGCTCTTACAGGTTCTTCTCTAATTATTAAAACATTATAATAATTTAATAAGTTTAGAACTGAAAATAATATAACATAAAAAGCTAATACAGATAATGTATAAAATAAACCTTTAAAAAAAACTTTCATAACTTCGCCTCTTTAATTTTCTTTTTCGTTTAATAATTTTAACATATCTAAATCTGAAAGTCTATATTTTTTTTTAATGTCTTCAAATAATAATTTTGCTTTTTGAAAGCTATTATCTGATTTAATTAATTCTTTATTTAAATTAAAATCATTTAAAACTGTTATATATAAATTTTCATCTTCAAAATAAATATTTGCTATTTGATGTGTTTGCTGTTCTAAAGGAAGATAGTTTTCTTCCCAATAATTAAAAAATTCTTCTTCATTTTCAAATTCTTTTTTTATTTTTTTATTTTTATAATCTTGTAAAATTATTTTATTTATTTTTTTATTCATTTTGCACTCCAAAAAGTTAATAATTTATAAAGAGAATTGCTTAATATAAAAACTGATAAAGATGATAACAATAAATTAATAATATCTATAAATTTTATTTCTTTTTTTAAATATTTTTTATATAAATCACTTGTGAAACTTATAAAAAGAAAAACATTAGCTATTAATAATAAAAACGTAATAATAGATAAGCTAACTAATAAAAAACCAATTATAAAATTAGTTAAAAAATTCATATTACACCTCTACAAACATCTATTAAAAAGTCAGTATACATATAAATATTTAAAATATCTAATCCAAAAATAAGATAATTAGAAAAAGGTAATTTTTTATTTTCTTTTATGTAACATATACTATCTATTATTATTGCTATTAATATAATAATAGATAAAATTAATATTAAAACTGATAATACAATAATCATTTTTCACCTCTTAAAAATGCGCCGGCGGAGAAAATCACACCGGCATTATTTTTATTTTATTAATTTAGATTCATGAATTTCTTTATTTAGATTTTCAAGTTCTTTAATACTTGAATCTCTATCTATTCTAGCTTGAATTTGTATTTCTTTAGTATCTAGTATTCCTTGTTTAATTATTTCAAAACTTTGTTTTAAAGTATCAACATCTATAGCAGCAGTGTTTGCAGCTTTTGCTATTTCAACAGAATTCTTAGATACATTTTTAGCATTCTTTAGAATTAATTCATTAGTAGCTTTATCTACTTCAGACATAGTTCTAGAAATTACTCTTTGTCTTCTTAAATTAACTGCTATTACTATAGCATTTTTAAATACAGGTAAAGTAGTAATTATACTAGAATGTATTTTTCTAGAAAGATTAAAATCATTATTTAACATCATTTCTAACATAGGTAAAGTTTGTAAAGCTACTGTTTGAGTAGTTATTAAATCTAACTTTTTAGTAGAAACCATATCAGTTACTGTTTGTAATTGAGTTAATTGTTTAGTTTTTTCTTGTTCCTCTATGTTAACTGATTGTTCAATATCGTTTTTCTTTTCTAGTAAATTACTTTCTACTAAAGATATTGCGTTAATATAATTGGTAATATCTTTATAGTAACTTTCTACAGTTTTATACATTTGGACTAAATCTCTTTGTCCTTTATCTATATCTTGTTTATATTTAAATAATTCAACTGATACTGTATTTATATCTTTTTCTATAGAATCATATTTAGCAAATACATCTTTTGCTCTTCCTATTAATTTATTAAACCAATTATCTTTAGGAGGTTCTTTTTCGAAATCAGATATATCTACTTTATCCATTATTTTAGTAAGACTAATTAAAACATCACTAGCTTTTTCATTTTTAACATCTTTTGTATTTCTCAGAATAGTATCTGACATTCTAGCTAATTCTTCTGCTGGTTTAGAACCAAATACCAGAATACTAGTAGGGTCATTTAGTTTTAATTCTTTTGTTAAACTTAAAACTTGTTGAGAGTTTTGTGTTTCTAAAGCATATTTTTCTAAATCCTCTTTTTTTAATTCAACTAAATCGTTCATTATTTCTCCTTTTTAAAATCAATAACTCCTATTTCATATTCATATTTATTATGATTTTTTAATTTTACAATACCAAATAAAATAATTTTATCTTGTTCTTGTATTTCTATAGCTTCTTCTATTTTATCTTCAGATAATAATTCATTACTGAAATATATCTGTATTTCACCTTCATTTGTTTTTAATTTCATAAAAACTAAATTATTTGTAATGATTCTTTTTATTAAAATAGTTCCACTTAAATTTATTTTTTCATTAATTTTAAACATTTCATATCCTTTTCTATAAAAGAAGAGGATAGAAAATTATCCTCTTCTAATTATTGTTTTTCTTATAAAATCAATTGGTATTATTAAGAAAGCTAAAGCTAATGCTAAACCAAAATGTTTTAAATCCATAGGTACAGTAGAAAATATTCTACCTCCATATTGTATTATAAGAGATTGAACTATTGCTATGCCCCCCATAACAAATATAAAGTTTTTATTTTCCATTATATGTTCAAATATATTAATATCATTACTTCTAGTATTTAAACTATTAAATAATATACTATATATAAAAAAAGTGAACATAAATGTTTCTACTGTTTTAATATCGTGAGTACCTATAATAGTATGGATTCCAAACCAGTTATTTAATATAGTCAAAGAACCAAAAGTAATAAATAATCCAGCTAATCCTATACTAGATTTCATATAGCTAGTAAGAATACTATCTTTTTTATTTATAGGTTCTTCATTCATATATTTATCTAAAGCTGGTTCTCCAGCAAATGATAAACTAGCAAGAGTATCCATTATTAAGTTAATCCATAATATTTGTACTATAGTAAATGGTTCATTTATTCCAAATAATGGAGCTAATATAGATATTAATATAGTAGCTACGTTTACTGTTAATTGGAATATAATAAACTTTTGAACAGATTTAGTCATAGTTCTTCCATTTAATACAGCTTTTTCAATAGAGCTTAAAGAGTTATTAAGTATTACTATATCAGAAGCTTCTTTTGCAACTTCCGTTCCATCGCCCATAGCATATCCAACATCCGATGTTTTCAGTACTGGAGAATCGTTTGTTCCATCTCCTGAACTAGATACAACCATTCCTAACGATTGAGCTACATTAGCTACACGTTTTTTATCATTAGGTAAAGCTCTTGAAACGACTTTTAATCTTGGTATGAATTCCTTTAATTCTTCATCTGATAATGTTACTAATTCATCATGAGTAAGAACCATATCATTATCGCTATTTATAATTCCAGCATCTTTTGCAATAGCAACAGCTGTTTCTTTTCTATCTCCTGTTACCATTACTACTTGAATTCCAGCTTTATTTAAATTAGCTATAGTATTTTCCATTCCTTGTCTTAAGTTGTCTCTAATACAAGCAATAGCTATTAATTCTTTTTCTGAATTAGTTTCTTTTACTAAAGCTATTAACCTCATACTTCTAGCTGTTTGATTTTCTGAAGTTCTATTTATATTATTTATTTGTTCTTGAGTTAAAAAAGAACATTGATTTACTAATACTTCTGCTGCTCCTTTTATATATTTAACTCCATTTTTAAGAGTTACTGAAGCATATTTAGTTACAGAAGAGAATTGTTCTTTTGATTCTATTTCATCTTTATTAAAATCATTGAATTTATTTTCTATCAAATAATCTAAGAAACATCTATCAGTAGCATTACTTCCTACTGCTACTCCATTACTTTCCATAGAGTCATTGTTAAGTCCACAACAATTTATAATATCTTGTTTTAATTTTTCATCCAATAGATTTATATTACTGTATAAAACTCCATCTTTTGTTATGAACTCAACTAGTTTTAATTTACCTTCTGTAATAGTACCAGTTTTATCTGATAGTATTATATTAGTATAACCAGCTGTTTCTAAAGATTCAGTATGTCTTAATAATATTTTTTGTTTTAATAATTTAGCACTGTTTATTACTGCAACAAGAGTTGTCATCATAGGTAATCCTTCTGGTACTGCCATTATTATAATAGTAACAGAATAAATTATTGTACTCATTATTAAGAAAAATGAACTAGCAAAATTAATTGTTTCCATAGAATAGAAACCTTTAATTAAATTAATAACTAAATATATTGCACCAGCACTATAGCCCATAATACCTATAGTATCAGCTAATTTATTTATCTTTTCTTTAGAAGGACTAATTTTGTCTTCTTCTAATAATGAAGAGTTTATTTGACCAAATATAGTTTTTTCTCCTACTTCAGTTATTTTCATAACTGCTTCTCCAGAATTAACTACTGTACCTCTAAATATTTTAAACTTAGTAAACAAATCATTGCTATCTGGTATTGGATTATTTCCTAGTTCTACTTTATCAGCATCTTCTGATTCACCATTAAGAGAAGCTTGATTTACTTTCATAGAACCTTCAACAATTATTCCATCAGCTGGTATTTTATCTCCTTGTTGTAATAAGACATAATCTCCTACTACCAAATCATTAATTAAAACTTCTTCTAATTTACCATTTCTATATGTTTTAACTAATATTTTATTAGCTTCATCTTGTAAAGCGTTGAACTTTTGTTCATTTCTATAAGAACTCCAAGATGAAAAACCACTAGCCATTAATATTGCTATAGCTATACTGATAACATCATACCAATCTGGTTCTCCAAAAGAATTGTTAAATAACATTAAAACATTAAAACCTATTTTAATTCCAAGTGCAATAAATAAAATTATAATCCACTTATCTTGTAAAGCTTCTTTAAAAAAATCCCAAAGTGTTTGAGATTCTTTTGTTAAAAGTATATTTGAACCATGATAATTTCTTGAATCTAATACTTCTTTTTCAGTTAATCCTTTATATTGTTTTATTTTAATCATCTCCTATTAATGAAAATAAAAGAGAGGTTTTACCCTCTCTTAAATATATTTATTAATTACAGTCAATTGATTTGCAGCTACTATCTTATTATCTTGAGTATCAGTAGTAAAACCATCTTCACCAGTTTTAAAATTCCAGTGACCTTCATTATCTTTATATATTTCAGCAAATTCTATAATAGTAAATTCAGAAGCGTCTTTTGTTAATTCATATTGACAAAGTTTATTTCCTGTTTTATTATCTGATAAGTAGATATAAGCATTTTTAATAGAAGCAAATGTTTGTTGTCTTAAATCTGCTTCATATATACTAGCTGTTACTATTATTTTATCAACATTAGAATCTAGTTTATCTACATTTACAGTTCCAACTTCATCATCAGAATCTCCTTCACCAGTTCTATTATCTATAGAACCTACTATACCATTTACTCCAAACTTATTATTATAGAATACTAAATCTTCATCTTGAATAAACTTTCCATTTCTAAGAACTATAAATGATAAGTCTAAATCTGCTTTTGGACTATATTCATCGGCAGGGTCCCAACATAATCCCACTCTAAAGTCAGATACTTTTAATTCCTTTTTTAAGTTAATTGGTTGTCCTTTTTTTAAATTAATCATTATTAAATCACCATTCCTTTTTTTTATATATATTTTAAATCTGAACCTTTTAAATTAGAAAACATACCAACAGCTTTAAATTGCCATTCATTATTTTCCTTATAAAAAGTACCAGCTAATAAACTTGTATTATTTCCACCATCTTTTGTTATATCATATTTACAAATTTCTTTTCCTGTCTTTACATCAACGATTCTAACATAAGCATCATCTACTTTGTTAAAATATTGTTTTCTTTCTTTTGCATTGTAAATTATAATATACATATCTAAAGATTCTACTTCTTGAGGAAGTTTATCAAAGAAGATATCAATATTTTCATCATCTCCTTCTCCTTCTCCACTTAAATTATCGTGGTCAAGACTAACACCTTGTGCGTGTTTATCACCATAATAAACAATATGTCTTTTTCCATTTTTTAATTTCATTGAACACATTAAATCTAAGTCAAAATCACTTCCATAAGGTTCTGCATTAGGAGACCATCCTCCTGAAAATTTAACATGTTCAAGTGTAGAATGTTTAGAAAGATTAATAGTTGAACCTTTACTTAATTTAATACTAGAACCTACTTTTTTTAGTTCTTGTGTTATAGGTTGTTCTACTACCTTTTCTTCTTTTTCATTACCAAACAATTTACCGAATAAACCCATTTAAATCACTTCCTTTTATATTTTTAAAAAAGTCCAAAGAACTTTTTCTTTTTTAATGTTAATATATCTTCATAATGTAAAGAACTTTTTTTTGTTTCAAGATTGATACATGTAAAATAATCTTCTTTTATATATTTTTTTAATAAACTAGAGCCACTTATATTAAGCACTATTACATCAAATCCTAAAGAACTTAATAATAAAATAATAAAAATTGTCTCTATATTTATACTATTATTTAACTTAAAACATACTTTAGGAACTTCTTTTAAACCATCAAAATCTTCATAAAGTTTTATAAATTCAGAATCTATTAAAACACTTTCTGTTATTCCTTTATCTCTATCAGAATTATTTAAATTAATAAAGCAATTATTTGTTATATCTATTAAATTGTCTATTATTTTTTCTTTTATTTTATCACTAAATTCAAGTTTTTCATTACCTTCTCTATAATTAAATATTTTATCTCTTTGTCCTTTTATTGTTTTAAATAAATGAAAACAAGAAACTAAATTCATATAGAAACCTTTAAAATTTATTTTCTCTCTATAAACTATATTATCAGATTCATCTATATGTTTTAAAAGTCTTTGATATTCATATATATCTTCATAACAACCATTTATTTCCATACATATATGAGGCATTTGAATTTTATCATCTATTATTTTAAATCCTTCTCTCATTTTTGCTTTTTCGTTTAACATTCCATATATATCAGCTATTGTACAGTCATATAAAACTGGTTCTATTTCATATTGATTATTATTTTCTTTAATTGAACTTTCATTATCATAAAGTATGTTTTTTACTTGTTCTTCTATTATTTTAGCTGAACTAACTATTTTTTTATTTTCTTTTCCTATAGATAAAGCGTCAGTAAGAGAAATACTTTTATAAGAATCAGTTATATAGTTTTCAGTATAAGAACATTCAAAACCTTTTCCTTCAGGAGATATAATAATTATATCAAAACTTAAGGCATAAAGCAATAATAAAAAATAAAATTCTTCTTTTTCTAAATTACCATAATATATACAAACATTATTATATATACTATTATCATTAAGAATATATTTTTTATATTTTAATAAGAATTTAGCTAATTTTATTTTAGTGTTTGTTTCTTTTATTTTGCTTTGCCATTCTATATTTTTAGATATTTCTTCTATTAATTCTTTTACAATTTCTTTTAATTGATTGTCTTTATTTTCATCACAAAAGAAATCAATAAAACCATCTTCTTTTAAAGTTATAGGAGTTTTATCTATTTCTATTTTATCATCAAAAAACAGCCAATTATTTTTTTCTGAAGCTTTATAAATTGTTTTTACTTTGTTTTCAAAATCGTTAAAATAACCTATATAATTTACAAAAAGGTTTTCAAATTTACCAGTTTCTAAATTAAATCTTTCTGCTTTTGTTTTTTCTATATATGATAATAAATCTAATATATTATTAAAGTTCATTATATTGCACCATTACTATATATACAGGAATTCTAGAAACTCTATCATCAAAAACATTATCACTAACAGAAGTTGTTATTTTAACATTTAATTTATTTGTTATAAAATCATTTATTCTATTTTCTAATAATTCAAAATCATCATGTATATTTTCTATTGGCTGTGTAAAAACTTTAACTTTCATATTAATCCTCCAATTCAATAAAGTTATTATCTTCTCTTTGAGATATCCATATATTTTCTATATTTAGTTTAGCATTATCTAATTTTTCTCTTAGTTCTTCTAAGTCACAATGATGATATGAACTATGAAGAGTGATTAAATTTTTATAATGTTTTTCTTTTTTTATATTTTTCAAAAACTTAATTGATTCATCAATATTCATATGTCCAAACTTTCCAAGAGTTCTTATTTTGTTAGTCCAATGTCTTTCTGAATTGATAAGTTTCTTAACATCATAGTTAAATTCAAGAGCAAGGTTATCACATTTTAATATTTGTTGTTTTATATTTTCACTCATGAAACCACAATCCGTTACCCAACACAATTGATTATCATTAAATCTAAAACCAAAAGTCTTATTTGCGTCATGATATACTGCAAAAGGATATATTTTAATATCTCCTATAGTAAATTCTTGTTTTTCTTCTATATCTATTACATTAACAGTTCTAGTAATTCCAGAACGTTTATCTTCATGACTAAGATATTTAGTTTTTCTATTTTCTTCATTTTCATAATGTTTAGGACTAAGGTACATAGGTATATCTAAATCCATACACAATCTTCCTGTCCAGGGATTAAAATGGTCTGTATGTTCATGAGTAATAATTACTGCGTCTAGTTTTATATCTTCACTTAATACTATTGGATTTAACAATTCTTCCATTTTAGTTTTAGTTTTAAATCCACCATCTATTAAGATGGTTGTATTTTTATAATTTACTAAGCAGCAATTACCATCAGAGCCAGTCATTAAAACTTTAATCTTCATTTTTAACTTCCTTTTTTTCAAAGATAAAAATATAAGTATCTCCAAATTGTTCATCTTTAATTTCAAAAGATTTTAATTCATAGTTTAATTTTTTAGCAGTTTCTAATAGTAATTGTTCATCATTAAGATTACTATTTAAATTTATAAAAACTATATCTTTATTAAAATATTTACTATATTCAATTTCTCTTTTAGCTATAACTTCAGGAGTCCTACTATGTGATTCATAACAAGATGTTATACAATATATTACAAAAATAATAAATATGCCAAATAATATATGTGAAAATTTAATATCAAAAGTATCTTCTTTTTCTAAATTAATCATTTTTTCTTCCTTTATATTCATCTTCTGCTTTTTTAATTAATTCAAGAGTTATTTCTTTAGCTGTTTCTACGCAAATATAATAGTTTATTCTTTTTTCTAGTATTTTTGCATAAGCTTCCATAAAACCTTTTTGTTTATATAAATATTCTTTTTCTTGTTCTTTTAATTTTTTAATTTCACCATTAATTATAATTTTAGATATTTTTTGCATTTTTGTTTCTAATTCTTCTAACTCTTTTCTAATTTCATCTATAGTTTGCATTATTTTCCTTTCTTATAAAAAATATAAACTAATTTATTTTCTTCAGTATCAGTAAGAAATTTTAATTCATAATCTAATTCATCTGCTATTTCTAAAACACATTTAATAGATTCACTATTTCTATTTAATATAATAGTAACTTTATCTTTTTTAAAGAAATTTCTTAAATCTTTTTTTATGTTTTCTTCTTCTGTTTTTTGTCTTTCTTTTTCTGCATGTTCTACATCAGAGATATTACAAGCTGTAAATAAAAAAGTTAAAGATAATAATGTAATTAATATTTTTTTCATATATGCTCCTTTATTAATCTTCATAAAATCTGATTCTTTTCTTTAATATATATCTATAAGAACACATATAAGCTTTTTGTTCTATTAGATTTACTTTTTCTATATCAGATAAATTTTTATAAGTATCTGTTTGTAAAAAAGCTTTTAAATTTTCTATTTTTTTTGAAAGTTCTTCTTCTTTTATTAATTTCTTTGTTAATTCTAACATATGTATATCACTCCCTATAAAGTTAATAATTTATAAACAATATTTTTTATTTCTTCTTTATTTAAATCTATTTTCTTTTTTATTAATTCCATATTATTAGATATAGAATTCTTTTTATTATCTATTTCTTCTAATTCTAATAATAGTTTTTGTTTTCTTATTTCTAAATCTTGTAATTGTGCATTGCACATTTCTTTTTCATTAGAAAGAGCTGTTTCTTTTTCTTCTATTTCTTTTGAACACTTTTCAATAGAACTAAGAAAAGCGTTAAAAATAATAGAATTCTCTTCTTCTTGGACTAAAAAGTTTAGTTGATAACAAGTAATTAAACTATTTTGTTTTACTATATATACTATTCTATTATTTGTATCTAATAAAAAGTCACTTTTATCATGCTCTCTTATTGAAAAATTTCCTAATTCTTTTAAACTATTATTTCTAGTTTCTTCAAGAATTTGATTTCTCATATATTCAAATTCTTCTTGATTTTTTTTAACATAATCATTAAAACTATTTTCAGTTAAGAATCTAATGTCTGCTTTTATTCTTTGAAAATATCTAAAACAACCATGTTTAGTTACATTTTGTATTTCCATTAATAGTCACCTCACATAATTGTTGATTAGGACCAAATACTATAGGAATAGACCAATAATTTTCTATTTCTATTTTTAATTGGTTTTTTTTATTTTTTCCAAGATATTTAAAATTATAAATATTAGAATCTTTTTTTAATTGATTTACTATTATATTATCTTCGTGAAACACTTCTTTAGTTAATATAATAGTTTTCTGTTTAGCATTTGCTTTTTGTGTAAAGTTTTCTGTTTTGCATAAAATTTTTGTCATATACCAATCACCTTTTTTATTAAATATGTTATAGAACATTCGTGTCTTTAGCCGTGAGACGAATAACATCAACGTTGAAAATTTTGTACTAAAATTTGCAATTTTACTAATTTTAATGTATAATATGTTTAGAACATTCGCAACTGAATATATAAGGTTAAGGCTAGTAAACAGTAGCCTTGTAAAATATTCACTGTTCTGTATAGTTGTTCTTTTTAAATATAATATACAGATA